AGACCCGAAGCGCATACAGCCTTTGCTTGCGGCGCTTACAGAATATTGGACACAGCATCCCGACTGGCGGCTCGGCCAGATCGTCTGCAATTGCGGCCGGGAGATCGGCCACTGGGATCCCTTCTACATGGAAGATGATCAGCTGCTTGGGGTCATCCGCGCTCACCTGCGCACAGACGATCTTCCCTTTACGGAAGAGCCGGACGATGCCACAGGTGATTGGGGTGAGGACTGATCATTGCATTTGAAAACTATCATTGCCATACCTGTGGCTCAAATCCTTTAACGCAGCCTGACTCTACGATGTTCATCTCTGATTATGCCAAGGCATATCAGGAACGTGGTATGCGTGTGCTTTGTGTCTCAGAGCACGGCAACCGTGGCAACGTGTGGGAGCAGGCAGAAGTAGCCGCAAAGTATTCGACGGATGAATCGAAGATGATTCCTCTCGCGGCTGCTGAGGCATACTTTGTTCCGGACAGAAAGGCCGAGGACAGGCGCAATTTCCATCTGATTCTCGTCGCCAAGGATATGGATGGCTTTCAGCAGCTGAATCGTATCCTTTCCGAAGCGAACATGACTGGATTCTACGGCAAGGCAAGGGTCGATTTCCCACTTCTGCAAAGCCTAGATTACAGGCATTTTATCTGCACGACAGCCTGTGTAGGCGGTGTCTTTAAAGATCCTGAGGGTGAGAAGTACGCGCAAATTCTGCACGAAATTTTCAGAGATAACTTCTATCTTGAGATACAGCATCATCCGCAGAAGATTCAGATCGATACAAACAGACGGATCAAAGAGTTCTACAAGAAGACAGGCATCCCTCTGATGTATGGCGCTGATACGCATTACATCAGGCACGAGGACGCCATTCTCCGCAAAGAGCTCCTGCTATCCTCCGGCATTGACAACGGCTACGAGGATGAGTTCGATCTGTACCTGCCGACAGCGGAAGAAGCGTATCGTATGCTACTTGCGCAGAAAGTCTTCACGCCGGCACAGATCGAGGAAGCAATGGAGAACACTTTGATCTTTCGAGATTTCGAAGGTGTTCATTTCTCGACAGAGAAAAAGATTCCAAACAGCCGTCCGGATAAGACGCTTGAGGAACGCAACCGTCTGTACATGCACGAGGTATGCGACGGCTATATCGCCAAAGCAGGTATGCCTTCGAAGGAAGAAGCCGAGGAACTGCACGAGGAGATGGACGCTGTTGTCGATACTGGCACAGCGGACTACTTCATCGCCATGAAGGACATTGTCGACAAAGGCTTGTCATATGGCGGCGTGCTGACAACGACCGGAAGAGGCTCCGGTGTTTCGTTTGCCACCAATTATGCGCTCGGTTTCACCAGTATTAACCGGCTCAAAGCGCCGATTAAACTGTATAAGGAAAGGTTTATCTCCAGGGAGCGACTGGCCAGTGGTTCATTACCTGATCTAGATCTCAATATGGCCAATGTTCAGGCTTTTGAAAAAGCTGGCAAGGAAATTCTTGGAGAATATGGCTGCCTGCCGATGATTGCTTATGGCACGAACAAGGTGCTGTCTGCATTCAAGATGCTTGCAAGGGCAAGGGATCTCGACTTCGAGCTGTCGAATCAGATTTCGAATCAGCTTAAAAAATACGAGCTTGACCGCAAGCATGCTATTGAAAACAACCAGGATGATCCAGATTACGATGTTGACACAGACGTTATACTGACGGACTATGTTGACAGAGCGTATCTTCCGCTGATCGAGGAGAGCAAACAGTATTGCGGCATCATCACGACGCTGGTGCCGCATCCCTGTGCGCATCTGCTTCTCGATCGGGATATCCGGGAAGAGATCGGGGTCATTCGGGTCAAGGCAAAGTCCGGTAATAAGGAACCTGTATACTGCGCCTATATCGACGGCAAAACAGCCGACGCATACGGTTATCTAAAGGCTGACTTCCTTCGGGTGACCGTCGTCCAGCTCATTAAGCAGGCATTTGATCAGGCAGGGCTGCCCGTCATGCCGGTGACAGAGCTGATCGCCAAGACAAAAGACGATCAGGAAGTATGGGACCTGTATGCGCACGGCTTCACGCATTCTCTCAATCAGTGTGAAAAAGAGAAAACAACGGAGCGTGTCATGCGCTACAAGCCGCACAACATCGTCGAGCTTGCGGCGTTTGTCGCAGCTGTGCGGCCCGGTTTCAAGTCCATGCTGGAAACCTTTGTCAGCCGATCGAAGTTTTCTTATGGCATTCCTGCACTTGACCAGCTTCTGCAGACGAAGGCGATCCCTGACAGCTTCCTGATGTTTGATGAACAGATTCTGTCCATTCTTCAGGCTGCTGGCATTCCTCCTGCGGATGCCTACACATGCCAGAAGGCGATCAAAAAGAAAAAGCTTGAAAAGGTTCTCTCTTACAAAGAACGTTTCAAGACAGGCTTCACAAAGAAGCTGATGGACCAGGGCGTCAAAGAGCACGAAGCGGAAGCGACAACGGAGAAAGTCTGGACGATCATCAATGACGCTGCTTCATATATGTTCTGCGCTGCTCATGCCCTGTCAATGGCCTGTGACAGCCTGTATGCCGCATGGCTTAAGGTTCATTACCCATATGAACTATACTCTGTTATCCTGAAAACCTTTACGGAAAAGGGAAACAAAGACAAGGTCGCATCGGCAATTGCTGAGATGCGGCGATACAAAGGTATCCAGCTCACGGTTGGCAAGTTCGGCCAGGATAATCGTGACTGGCATATCGACAAGGAAAAGGGAACGATTTCTCAAAGTCTGTCATCGGTCAAGTTTATTTCTCAGGTAGCTGCCGATGACCTGTACAAGATGAAAGACCTCCACTTTGATACATTTTCGGATGTGCTGCGTTATATGCAGATGGAAACCTGCCTGAATGCGCGTCAGATTCGTGTACTGATTCAGCTTGGATATTTCGACTGTTTTGGCGGCTCGGACAAGCTGATGCAGCTGTTTTACGTTTTCTCCGGAGACAAGATAAATGATCATCTCTTCCATGGTAAAAACGTAATCACAAAAACGCACAAGGATAAAACGGTTTCTCAGCGCATGGAAGTGATGCATGCGCTCGAGCAGAACCTGCCGGATCTGGATGCGCCAATTTATGAACGAGTGCGCGCGGAGAATGAGTATGTTGGTTTGTGTCTGTCTTCGGACGACACGGCACCGAACCTATCTTATTGCGTTGAGGATGTGGACGATACCTATGGTATCAAGGCGAAGCTGTATTCAGTCAACCGAGGCATCACAGGTACCATGAAGATTCGCAAGGACGTCTTTGCGCAGCTCCCATTCAAGCCTGGAGATACAATCATGCTTCAGACATGGAGGAAGCAGCCGTGCTACGTGTATCAGAACGGCAAGCGCATTGCGATACCTGATCAAAAGGAAGTCTGGCTGTCATCCTACAGCATCCTGTCTTCCGCTTAATCGGCAACACTGAAAATAAAAAAATAAAAAAAGAAAGCAGGCACGAAAAATGAGTACGAGAATACACTCCGTTCCCGGATTCTTTGGTGAAACAATTCATTACGACGAAGCAGGCAACAAGGTTGGTGAAAGCTGGCCTGGTCTGTTCGGTGGATCACAAGTCCATTACGACGCTGGCGGTTCCAAGGTTGGAGAATCGTACGCTGGCTTGTTTGCCGATGCCATATACTACGATGAATGCGGCAGTAAGGCAGGCGAAAGCTATCGTGGATTCTTCGGGCAGGAGAACCATTACGACAATGACGGCGACTGGGTTGGCGACACCTGGTCAACGCCGCTTGGAACGGTTTCAGATTTCGACCTTCCTTGATGCCCGGCTTCTAAAGCTGGGTGATTTCATATGTACCAATTACCCCTGAGATTTATACGAATTTCAGAGGATGTCAGCATCTGCGCGACGCGAATTGTTGCCATGATGTCGACGGATACTTACCAAGCCCGCAACCTGATACGAGACGAGAAGCGAGCGGGCACACTGATTAACGGGGCAGGCAGAGCAGCGGTAAAGACGGCGATCGTACTTGACAACGGTACGATTGTGGCCTCTCCCCTCTCGATTCGTAGGCTGATGACGGCGATCGAGCGTTCCAACGCAAAAGATCCCGGCAAAGTCAAGGCCGACAGCGTCAGGCTGAAGGTCTATACGGTTGGAGACGAGGAGCCTGATCCCGAACTCGACGAAGAAGTGCCGGAAGTTGGTGCTGAACTCGGAGCGCATCTGCCAGAAATCCCAGAAGAGGAGCTGATCGAAGATGATTTTACTTAATCAATCGGTGAAGCTTCTCAAGCCGGACAGCCCCGAAGGAGGGCTTGCGATTCTCAAAGCGATTGAGTACGCAGGCCGCAACTGTTACGCGTCACAGGATAAGATCACGGACGATTCATGCTTCCGCTTCGTAGAAAACCTGATCAAACGTGGACACGAAGCACCTCTCGAGTTCGCTGATCTTACCTTTGATATCACTACATCACGCGCCGTTCTGGCCGAGATGACAAGACATCGCCTGTCAAGCTTCTGTGTAGAATCTCAGCGCTACATCCAGGAGGCGAAGACTGGAGACATCTCGTTCATCAAGCCGGAGTGGTTTACCGAGATGGAAGAAGGTGGTTCCGATGTGGATTTAATTGGGAGCAAACAATGGATCCTCGCAATGGAAAACGCCGAAACTGTTTATAAGCGTCTGATCGACTTAGGCATGAAGCCGGAACAGGCGCGTGAAGTTCTGCCGAATTCTACCGCATGTCGCATCATCATGAAGGCGGACATCCGCGAGTTCCGGCACATTTTCAGTCTGCGCTGCGCGAAAGCAGCTTACCCGCAAATGCGGTCCTTGGCACGTTCAATGTTATCTCAGGCACAATCTGCTGTTCCCGTAGCGTTTGACGATCTGATTAAAACGTTAGAAAGGGAGACAGATTAAGATGACGGATATTATGAACGGTGCGCAGGATTGCGTGTTTGAAGACTACGATGCCGTACTGACAATGAGGCCGCTTGGAAATCAACAATCGGTCGAAGAACTCGACACCGAAATCCGGAAGATCGAGAAGGCCCTGAAGGCGCTCGAGCGTGACCGCCAGACATTGCTGAACATGCTGTCTGATGCGGAGCTTGAGATGGACATGAAGCTTGAACAAGCCGTATGGGACGAACTGATGGGTCCTTTTGAGCAAACCGAACAAACCGCAACCTGATTCCATGGGAGGCAAGGGGCTGCCGCAAGGTGGCCCCTTTCGCTATCTTGTACAAGGAGGCCGCAGATTTGCGCGACTATTACTTCTGGACATACGATTCCTATGAAACCAAAACAGGTATGCTGATCGCTGATTCCGAGAGCGAAGCCTGGCTGAGGGTCATGAACTATTTGATTCAGCAGGGCTACGATGATGCGGGTCAGTTCCTGACAGTTGTTTACAAGGGATCGATGCGGGACGATGGCATTCTGTGCTTCGATGACTGATAAGGAGGAGCAGGGATGAACATTCGTTTGTATACGATTCCGAATTGCCCTCAATGTGCGCTGATCAAGCAAAAGCTTGACGCGATGAAGGCAGACTATGAAGTGGTCTGTGATCCTGAGGCGATTGCATCACTTGGCTATCAGACGGCTCCGATTCTGAGCGTCGATGACCATACATATAATTTCGCGGAATCAATTAAGATGCTGAATCAGCCGGACGCGATCGGCAAGGCTGACAAGCAGGAAGATGAACGGCCGATCGACATTGAGCCGTCGCGTGCAGACAAGTATGAACCGTGGCGCAAGGATCTTGATTTCATGCATGCCTACGCTGAAGCGCAGAACGCTGCGTCAGGATCCCAGGTAGACGCTAATGCAAATGTTTCCAACAAGAATATTGCCACGATGGCCCCGGAGATCCACAAGAAGGACAACATCTACGCGAACAGGCTGCTGATGTACGACACGATCACGGAACTCTTTGGCACAGAATTGGCTGAAGAGTACCTCCGGCAGCTCGAACAGCACGAAATCTACAGGCACGACGAAAGCGGCATGCCTGTCGGTACACCGTACTGCGCAAGCATTACGCTGTATCCTTTCCTGTTTGACGGGATGACAAAGCTTGGTGGTACGACTGGTGCTCCTCATCATCTGCGTTCGTTCTGCGGCGGGTTTATCAATCTGGTGTTCGCCGTGTCAGCTCAGCTGTGCGGTGCTGTTGCGACGCCTGAATTCCTTGCCTATATGGATTACTTTATCCGCAAGGAATACGGTGATCATTACTACGAACACCCGCAGCAGATCGTAGATCTGTCAAACGAGCATCGGACGATCGATGATGTTATCGTCGACAGCTTTGCCCAGGTTGTCTACAGTCTGAACCAGCCCGCCGCTGCGCGTGGAAGCCAGAGCGTATTCTGGAATATCGCCTACTTTGACAAGTATTATTTCGACCAGCTGTTTGACGGCTTTGTGTTCCCGGACGGAACCTCGATGCAGTGGGAGTCTGTGTCATGGCTGCAGAAGCGTTTCATGACCTGGTTTAATGCAGAGCGGCTGAAAAATGTCCTCACCTTCCCGGTGGAATCCCTGTCGCTGCTCAACGACGGCGAAGATTTCCTGGATCAGGATTGGGCAAACTTCGCTGCCGAGATGTATGCCAATGGACACAGCTTCTTTACCTACACCAGTGACAGCGTTGACAGTCTGGCTTCCTGCTGCCGTCTGCGCAACGGTATCCAGGACAATCACTTCAGCTATACGCTTGGTGCTGGCGGCGTTGCTACAGGATCCAAATGCGTCATGACGATCAATCTCAACCGTCTGATTCAGGACGGAGCGAGAGCAAATCATGATGCGGATTGGCATACATGGCTCTCTCCGCTGGTTGACAAACAGGTGCGTAAAGTGCACAAGTACCTGCTTGCGTTCGACCACATCGTTCACGATATGAACGATAAGCATATGCTTCCGATCTATGAGGCAGGGTTCATTGCGCCTGAAAAGCAGTATCTGACGGTCGGGATCAACGGTCTGACAGAAGCCGCTGAATTCCTGAATATTCCGATCAAAGACTGCGCCGAGTATCGCGAGTTTGTCGACAGCGTAATGCTGCCGATCTTCAACGCGAACAAGGAAGCAAAGACAGATAAGGTCATGTTCAACACGGAGATGGTCCCGGCCGAGAATCTGGGTGTCAAGCATGCCAAATGGGACAAGCGCGACGGATATTTCGTACCGCGCGATTGTTACAATTCCTATTTCTATCTCGTCGAAGACGAAACGACCAATCCGATTGACAAGTTCAGGCTGCACGGCAGAGCTTATACGGGACACCTCGATGGCGGTTCCGCACTTCACTGTAACCTGGACGAGCACCTTTCCAAGGCGCAGTACATGCATCTTTTGCACTACGCAATCAAGACAGGGTGCAATTATTTCACCTTCAATATTCCGAATACGATCTGCAATGATTGCGGTCATATCTCCAAGCATCGCCTGCAGAGATGTCCGAAGTGCGGCAGCGAAAATCTGGACTATGCGACGCGCGTGATCGGCTATCTGACGCGGATCAGCAAGTGGTCAGCCGAGCGTAAGAAGGAGGCCGCGCGAAGGTATTATGCCGGCGCGGATACCGTCTGATGCTGTACTATCAGGGATATACCGTCAGCTTTCAAGAGGTGCCTGACGAGATTTCGCTTGTGATATTGATCGCGGATTGTCCGCATCGCTGTCCAGGATGTCACTCGCCGCAACTGCAGAAGCCTGAAGGACGTAATCTGCTGCCTGATCTTCCGAAAATGATTCAGGAGTACGGAGACGTAATTACCTGTGTATGCTTTATGGGTGAAGGGCAGGACGATATGGCGCTCTCTATCTGCCACGACTTTGTCAAGTCGCTCGGTTACAAGACTTGTATGTACGCGGGCGGAGCAAACCTGCACGGCTGCGACTGGGACTATTTCAAGGCCGGTCCATACGTGGAAAGCAGGGGGCCTCTCACGAGCAGAACAACCAACCAGCGCATGTTCCGTCTCGATTGGACAGCAAAGTCACCGGACGAGGGCGTCATTGATATTACTGATCGATTCTGGAATAAATCCATTCCTCTGTAACGCAGAGGGGGAAGGAGTCTTATGAGAACTGGAGCTTGGATTCCGATTGTTATCTTTAGCGTTCTGATTTTGGCAGGGGTAGCACTCAGTGCCTGGCAGATTCACAACATGAATGTGCACAGTTCTGAGTACAGCCAGGAAACATTGCTGAAAATGGCAAAGCAGAGCGAAATCTGGCGCTGTGTCTGGGCACTGCTCTGCATGGTAACATTCATCATGTATTGCTTGTCGAATGGACGGCCGTTTGCCTGATGCAAAAAAAGAAAACAATAGAGCTTCTGACACTCCCCTCTCGATTCTGGCTTGTATCGGCAGACCTGTCTCTCCGCAGACCTGGATTCTGCAGGATGCTTGTCACACAGCAAGAGAATGGACCTCCTCTGATTGAACAAATCCTCCTGCGCAGCGTTGACAACAAGACGGCGACCAAAACGCACGGAGAACTGCTCGATGATATATTACGCGCCGTGTCTGAACTCTTTCCAGACACCGAAAAGACGGATATTCCTACGTTTTTCGTGCGCGAAAAAGCGATCAACAGCCGGGCTGCGATGTCCGAAATCGGCGTGTTCAAGGTTGTCGGTGTCACCGATTGGGTTCTGTGGCGTATCGGGCAAACCTGGCATGAAATCTATCCTGTATCTGTCAAAAAACTGGTGACTGGTTCCGGTAAATCTGATAAAGAAGCCGTCGCTCAGGCAGTACAAAAGCTGCTTGGCGGCGTCTCGTTCAATAATGATGACGAGTCCGATGCCGCAGCTGTGGCATTGGCTTTCCTGATTGAACAAAAAGTAATGCCGGAGGTGGTGCCCGATGATTGACCTTGCAAACGGATACAAAGGCTATCGATTGGTTCCTGCGGACAATCCAGCCGTGATCGCCATGTACGAGGATAAGACAAACAACCTGATCGGGGCGTCCGAAAACGAGTACGTGTTGATCACGAACCCTGAGGACGGACGGATTGTCGACAAAATCAAGTGGCAGGACGGCAGGTTCAAGCCGCTGTACCGCAAACCGCTTGAAAGCATGGCGACGAGCAAGATCAAAGCGAAAAATGTCGAGCAGGAGCTTGCGATCGACATGCTCATGGACGAGCAGACGACTGTCAAAACGATCACTGGCACATGGGGCAGCGGCAAAACGCTGTTGTCCTGTGCCTATGCCTTTGCATCCCTGCAATCCGGGCGGTATGACAAGATCGTTTGGATCCGCAACAATGTCGAGGTGAAGGATTCGAATCCGATTGGCTTCCTGAAGGGCGATTTCGGCAACAAGATGATGGTCTGGGCCATGCCGTTGGCCGATCACATGGGGGGCGTTGACGCGCTTGAAATGTACATTCAGCGAGGCCAGGTTGAGATCATGCATCTCGGTTTTCTTCGTGGCAGAGACATTCACAATAGCCTGATTCTCTGTTCCGAAGCCGAGCATCTGACACGGGAGCATGTTCAGCTGCTGCTGGCGCGCGTCGCCGAAGGATCGACTCTTATTCTGGAAGGTGACTGCAGGCAGATTGATGCTAAAGCCTTTGAACGGGACAACGGTCTCGAGGCTGCCATCCAGAGGCTGCGCGGAAACCGTCTGTTCGGCTATGTACACCTGAATGAATCAGTCCGCAGTGACACGGCGAAGCTTGCTGACCTGCTCGGGGACTGAGAAAGGACAAACGATGAGCTTATTTGAACTTCCTGTCGCAATTGGAGAAATTATGTCCGATGGATCGGGTCCTCTGCCTGATCCTGATCTGGTCAATTTCTACAAGCTGGCAGAAAAACGAATCATTTATCTGGATTTTGATGTAGATATCGATGTCATGGCAATCCATCGGCAGATCATGCTCTGGAATATGGAAGACAGGGACATTGAGATTGACAAGCGTCAACCGATCAAGCTTGTGATCTATTCTCCCGGGGGATACATGGGTCACATGTGGGCAATTGTCGATCTGATCAATGCTTCAAAGACTCCTGTCTGGACGATCAATATTGGCCAGGCGTCATCTGCGGCATTTTTGATCTTTGTATCCGGCAAGAAGCGTCTGATGACGAAGAACGCTGTCTGTGTCGTGCATGAAGGCGCTGCCCAAATGGATGGCGATGCCGTCAAGGTGATGGACGCCGCGACAACGTACAAGGAAGATTTGAAGCGGATGAAGCAGTACATCGTGGATCACACCGGGATTCCGATGCGCATGCTGACTTCAAAGAAAGCCAATGACTGGACCATCAGCGCAGATAAATGTCTCGAGCTGAAAGCCTGCGACCAGCTGATTGGTTCGCTGGATGATGTTTTCTGATTGCGGCTCGAACGCAAAGGAGATGGTTCCATTGGCTGACGAACAGCTTTCGGTACAGATTATCTACCATGACGATGAGATCCCGCCGCTGCGTCCGATGTTCCGCAAGAGCGACTGGATCGATTTATACGCAGCCGAGGACGTTGAGCTGAAACAGGGCGAGTCTGCCCTAATTTCGCTCGGCGTTTCCATGCGGCTGCCCGATGGATACGAAGCGCACATCGCGCCGCGTTCGTCTACTTTCAAAAACTTCGGGATCATTCAGACCAACTCAGTTGGCGTGGTCGATAATTCCTATTCCGGCGACCATGACATCTGGCGCTTTCCTGCGCTTGCGATGCGGGACACCGTCATTCATAAGGGTGACAGGATCTGTCAGTTCAGGCTGATGGAAAAGATGCCCGGTGTCACATTCATGAAGGTGGATCACCTGGAAGGTCCTGATCGCGGCGGTTTCGGATCGACAGGGATCAGGTAAGGAGTGTCGGGATGAACAAAGGAGAAGTCTATTACACAAGACTTGGCTCAAAAGTAGTCAAGGTAGTTGTCGATTCAGACAATCTGATCGGCGGCTATGTCACTGTTCATCTTGAAGAGACGAACGGCAAGCGTCTGATTTACGAGCATAAGCTGTATGCGCGTGAAGAGGATGTGCCGGCTATGACTGACTAAAAAAATAGGAGAAAAAGTATGAGTGAGCACTGCGGCTACATTGTCCGCATCGATACACTTCGCAAGCACTCGAACGCTGACAGGCTGCAGGTTGCCACGATCTTCGGCAATGATACGATTGTCAGTCTCGATGTGCACCCCGGAGATATCGGGGTTTATTTCCCTTCCGATCTGCAGCTGTCGGAAGAATTTTGCAAGGTAAACGATCTTGTCCGCAGAAAGGACGAGAACGGCAAGGAATGCGGCGGGTATCTTGACCCCGTCAAACGCAACGTGCGGGCCATCAACCTGCGCGGTGAAAAGAGCGACGGCATTTACCTGCCGCTTTCCTGCCTGTCTGCGTTCGGAGACGTTGACACGCTTGCTATCGGCAAAACAATCGACGTCTGGAACGGTCATGAGATCTGCTGCAAATATATTCCGCGCAGCAATCCGACAGCTGTGGCTAAAACAGCTCATCCTGTCAAGGCGAAGCGGAATATTGCGCCGACTTTCTACGAGCACGTGGATACGGAGCAGCTGAACTACAATCTTCTTGCTTTCCGGCAAGGAGACGAGATTGAGCTGACTCTGAAGATGCATGGCACTTCTCAGCGTACCGGGTATCTGCCTCTGATCAGAGAGAAAAAGCGTACTCTGCTTGACAGGCTTCTGCGCAGACCGGAGAAGACGTACACAGAATACGGATATATCACCGGCACACGCAGAACTGTGCTTGATCCTGACAGAAACACCAATACAGATGGCTTCTACAAGGACATGGATTTCCGCGATGCTATGGCCAAGAAATTCGAAGGCAAACTGCACAAGGGTGAAACTGTCTATTATGAGATTGTTGGTTTCCAGGGGCCGAACGGTGCTCCGATCATGGCCACGTGTCAGAATTCTAAAATAAAGGACAAGGAATTCGAACGCACGTACGGCAAGGAGACTGTCTTCAACTACGGCTGCGACCCGACAGGCGACTATGTGCCACGTCCGACAGAGAATCTCAGCAATCAAACAATCTTTGTTGCGCCGTGCTGTGATGTGTACGTGTACCGGATGACGATGGTCAACGAGGACGGCGATGTCGTTGAGTATACGCCGGATTTTGCACGTTACCGATGCGAACAGATGGGCGTCAAACATGTCATGATGTTTGAACGTTTCTTTATCCCGGTTGATTGTGACGTTGATCCCGGTAATTACGTGAAGGAAAAGGCCGAGCAGTATTTTGACGGCCCTGACCCGATTGGCAGGACGCATGTGCGCGAAGGTGTCGTCGCCCGCATTGTCAATCGTCCTGTATTCACGGCTTACAAGACCAAAAACTGGTCGTTCAAGGTGCTTGAAAACATTGTCAAGGATATGTCCGATGTGCCGGACATGGAAGAGGCTCAAGACTTGATCAATGAGGAGACACAGGAATGAAGATTACATCCAAAGAGGCAAACAAGTTCATCAAAACCATGAACGAAAAACTAGAAGACCTGATTGAGCAGGACAAGCGTGATTCAGTGTATGTGGCGGCCATCGAGGAAGATCCGATGGACGTCCGTCCTGATTATGATTTCTCGGAAAACGCCGACAAAGAGAAGACGATCATGAAACATCTCGCGATCGTGAAGCATGCGCTCAATCAGTTCAATCAGACGCACAAGATCAGTCCGGATGAAGAGTACACGATCGATCAGGTACTGGTTATGATGCCGATCCTCTCGCGTCAGATCGGGCTCTATCGTGAAATGATGAAGTTGCCAGAGAAGGCAAGAGCGAACGATCGATACCATTCGAACCCGCATATCGAATACAATTATACCAACTTCGATCGCGGTGAGCTCCTTGACTCTTATGATACGGCCAAGGAACAGCTTGAAAAATGGCAGCTTCAGCTTGACAGGATCAATTCGACAGTTGAAGAGATCGATATTCCGGATGAAATCGTATTAGCTTATACTTAATTTCTTTCCGTCATGCATGTGTTTGTTTTAGAAGCTGATTGTTTAGCGTTCGTTGTTTGATGTTGTTCGCTTTGTTATCAGTTATCGCCCCTTTGTGTTTAATGTTCTGGGGTCAAACATGATTCTGAGTGCATGTATGTAAAAGCCTGCGCGTTGCGCACTCCGTCCCGAGGCACGGTTTCAGGAGCGGAACAATGAGGTGTGGCCAAGCGGTAAGGCACGGGACTTTGACTCCTGAATCGAAGGTTCAACTCCTTCCACCTCAGCTTTGCGGGTAGCCAAGCATTAAAAGGCGATAAGAAAATAAGGCTCGTACGGGAGAACACCCGGAGGGGACAACTCCGTGTAGATAGGCCCAATAAATCCTGACAGCAGTCTGCTTGCAGATGATCTGTCAGGTCGGGATGCATGCAGAGTAAGTCAGTGTAACTCTCCCAGAGATGCGTGTGATTGACGCCGTAAGCGCTTACGGCTACTGCACACCCCGCATGTAAAAAACCTGCGCAGCGGACCAGTGCTTGGACGCCATGGTACAACAGGCCAGCCACCTGATCGAGGCCGTGGTAGAAGATCTCCGGCAACGCTTGCGCTGTCTCCAAGGTTGACGTTCCGTCCTCTTGAGAGAGGGAGTTGGCTGCCCGAGAGGTCGGTTTGGCGGAGACACATGATCCCGTAGCTCAATTGGCGAGAGACGCGACTACATGCGGAATGACGGTTCGATTCCGTCCGGGATCACTAAAAGAAAAGGAGATTGTTTCATATGATCAAGGAAGAGTATTTGAAAATGATAGCCGGTGACGACACGATCAAACTCCTGGAATCTATTCATTCGTACTTCTATGGCTGTTTTCAGAACGCAGCTCGTGGAAGCGAAGCAGAGGAAAGATTCCATAATTGGATGCGTGCAATAGAGAATATAGAAAGGGCAATCAAAGAGGATGCGACCGATTGACGGAGACGCTCTATTGAAGCAGATGAAGCACCGGAAAGAATATGTTGGCAGACTGTCGGACCCAGTGTGTCTTGTTGAGGACGCGCCAACAATTAATACGGACACCGATGTCCGCATGATGACGTTAGACGAACTTACAGAAATATACGTTGAGTTCAAAGGCACTGCTAGCCCGATTAGATTGATCCATTTCGACCTGCAGAAAATCATCACGTATGCGGATGATGGCATCTGTCGTCTGTGGACAGGCATGCCGACAAACGAACAAATGAAAGAGGCGAAGTGGGATGCTGAAACGAGTGCCTAAAATGTGCGTTACCTGTCAGTATTACGAGCCGTATCATTGCACTTTGGACGGCTCTCACATCAGGTATTTCTGGCCCGATGAACGGAACAATTGTAAGACTTACAGTCTGAGCGAACACTACCGCAAAGGCGGAAAATTCTACGAGAGCAGGAAGGTGGAGCAGAAATGACTGTGTTACTTGTTTTGCTTGTCGGTGTTTGTATGATTTGCCTCATGTGTATTTCCTCAGACATCGAGAAGATAAGAAAGCTGGTGGAACGGAAATGAAGTTTATTGTTGACGAGATGCCAAAGAGTAAAGGTGAATGTCCTCTTTCAGAATGGGAACCTTATCCACCGATAATGGAGGAAGCAGGACATTATGTTTGCAAAATAAATCACAATGATTGTAATCTGTGCAAGACGGAATGCAAATTGCTGAAGCAGGAAGCAGTTGTCCGGTGCAAAGACTGTAAACTTCATGACGGCGACGAAAATGAGGTTGATGCATGCACAGCATCAACACGAAGGGCGGAGAAAATTATTGTTCATGCGTGGTGAAGCGGAAATGAAATATTTTCCTTCTGATTGCACTAGAGAATGTCCACATTACAAAACATGGGACATGTCCGTGGATGATTGGACATCTTTTTGCGACGTTCTAAAAGTACAGGTTGACGATTGCGATGGAGATTATATCCGTTACAAATGCCCGTTAGATTCTGGCAAACATTATCAAAACACATCACAGGAAAGTCGGTGAAGTGGAATGCGGATAATTGATGCGGATAAACTAAATGAAATGATTCGTGCAGACAACTGTTCATTATGCAGAGGTGGAGGCCAATGTGGCTATTGCGAAACGCGTACCGTACTAAATATGATCGTCAGTCTTCCTACAATTCAATTATGGGCTGGGTTTGGCAAAAATTCGCCAGAAGAAAAAGATAAATACTATGCTTGTCAAAGAGTTGAAAACGTTTATGAATCTTTTGCTGAAACATCGAAGCGTGAAATAGATTTTCTTGATTGGCTATCGCTTTCCGTTGTTTTAGGAGACGATTTTAAGAAGAACCCAGAATTCTATCGTGAACTTATTTGTAGGAAGTTAGTCGAACTTGGCAAACTTGAAAAGAAAAATGATTATTATATATTATCTGATCCTGAAAAATGGCTTAAAAAGTTTGATGTAAACATATACGAATAGTTTAAGTAACCGAAATTGCTATCATAGCTCAATGGTGAGAGCAGTGGCCTTATAAGCCAAAGGTTCCCGGTTCGAATCCGGGTGATAGTATGTTGGCATGGCGGAATCGGCAGACGCTGCGGACTTAAAATCCGCTGCAATTATTGCGTGTGGGTTCGAGTCCCACTGCCAGCACTAAAAGACCATCCTGGACTACCCGGGTATAGCGAAGCTTGGTATCGTGTCTGGTTCGGGACCAGAAGACCGCAGGTTCAAATCCTGCTGCCCGGACACTATGGGGTCGTAGCTCAATTGGTAGAGCGCCTGCTTTGCAAGCAGGACGCAGAGGGTTCAAATCCCTTCGATTCCACCAGACGCCGAGAGGATGACTGGGCGACGGCACTAAGAGGAGTCATGACCTCATCGCTTTCCCGAGATTCTGACAGCATCGACTCGTTAACATGAAGCTGTGTGCACGATCCATTGGCGCAGTTGGTAGCGCATGGCACTTTTAATGCCGGGGCCGTGGGTTCGAGTCCCACATGGATCACACATGCAGGGTCGCGCCCTGCAAGGCTCCCGATCCTTACCTTTGTTGACTTCGGAAGGACGAAGCGGCAGCAAGATCGGTATGGCCCTGAAGAGCGGGATGGAAGGAAGTAACACCGTGAATGTCCTTACCCAAATGCGCATTGTCCTTACTCGATGCGTATTGGAAGATGTGGAAGTGGTGTGCCAAACCCGAGTACGGTGATGAACGTGTAGGGGTCATATGCCGGAGTAGCTCAATGGCAGAGCGGCTGATTTGTAATCAGCAGGCTGAGAGTTCGAGTCTCTCCTCCGGCTTTACTCTTTATACAGGAAGGAAGGAACAGCTTTGTTTCAATTAACGGTTTTTCAATTCTGGATTCTTGTTTGTCTTGCCGTCGTCGGCTGTTCGCATATGCTGTTGACGGCGGCCAGACGCATTAGCAAGCAGCGTAAACGGGCAAATAAAACAAATGCAGTAATCAAGAAAATGACGAATGATATTTCGTGGTTGACACGTGGTCAACAGAGCGTTAATTCGTCGCTGATTCATATCAATGAGGATATCAAGCGAGTACAGGAACATTTAGAGCAGCTTGATGATATTCTGGCTGGTTTATGTGATGCTGATCATGAGGAGGAGGAGCCTGTCAATGGTTGAAAAGTGGACACAAACAACAGACACTCCTACGTATACGACGCCATCATATGGCTGGAAGTGTCCATGCTGCGGAGCTGTTTATTCGCCGATGGTAACATATTGTCCGCGTTGCACATGCCCCTATCCGATGCCTGGTTTTCCTGGCACGGGTCCTGTGCCGACATTCGACCCATATAAAATTACATGTCGCTGCATGGCGTGAGGTGAATATGGAAACTTCTTTCAGTTATACTGGCAAGTTTGGATACTTTTCCTCGGACGAGAAAAAGATGATCAGCAAAGTGCTAAAGCTCAGCAAAGAATATCCGGAGTTGGTCAGGATTCTGGCATTTCCGGAAGACAACGACGGCTGTTTGTACTGTCAACTCCCTAGTGAGTGGCTGAAAATTGCTCCGAAAAGGCGCGTTACGTTCACAGATGAACAACGGCTCGCCGCAAAACAGAGGCTGTTAGCAGCACGCAAAACAACTACTCAGCAGGAGGATTAAAGTATGTGTTATTACGCAAGTGGAGGACAAACTGCTGGAACCGTATTCATCAGAAAAGATAACAATTTGCCTGCGCTCAAAGCATTGCTTTCGTCTAATCTCTTGCCGGATCGATTTGTGATAAACAATACAAATCTGAATGATGCTCTATGCTATCTTGGATGGAGTACGGACATGAACGCAGAGGGCGCTGTTGAATATATTTATTTCGAATATGAAAAATGGTTTACAGACAGCGAGAAAACATTAGATGTAATTGCCAGGTTTGTAGAACCCGGCGTGATTATCGAGATGACAGGAGACGACAATGCTCATTGGGCCTATGCGTTTAAGAACGGTACAATGCAGGAATTTAGCGGTGTGCTTACTTATCCCGGCCTGGATGAGTTCTTGAAAGGAAACCGCAATGACTGAAAAAACACCGAGGGTTTATGGCCCTCCGGCGGTATACCTGCTGTATACGCTTGATATCACGGCTGACATCCTGAGGCTGCCGCAGTTTCAGGTGTTCAGGCTGATGCCGCAGGCAAAGTACGCAATGGAGCAGCGGATACGTGATCTGATCATGCAGGGATATGTGGTCAGAAATGAAAGCTCAACAGGCGATCTCAGATCTATTACACTGCGCAATCAGTATCGTGCCCTGCAAGTATGCTGCCGCTTAATTGCGGTGCAGTAGGAGGCATAATATGTTCAAACTTGGATTCAAAGTTGGAGATATCGTTATAGGCAATGAGAAAGCGGGACATTACCATATTACCAAGCCTGGCACACGCTGGCTTGTAGTCCAAGTATGTGACACACCGCTTGAAGATCCGATCATTATTGTCGGACGAGACAAAACCACGCATGAACTAAAGATTACCGAATCGATGTCGATGTATCCTGTCCGGACATCCGAGTTCGATTTAGCATCGATAAGTGTTGTTCCACTGACTGACCAGGAACGCACTCAAGTAATCGATTTATTGGAGAAATAACTGATGGAAATAAAAACTGGTATGTACGTGAAAATCATAAACAGACTAGCTACAACAGCGCGATACGGTTTCGCTACGCCAATGGAAACATGGATCGGTAAAACGGGTAAGGTAGAACACACGCTCGGAAACGAAGGTGTTGGCGTGGGAGGCTGGAACTGGAGCATTAAAGATGTTGTTCTAGTTTCGACACAGCCGCTGTCCAAAGAGGAGAAGACACAGTTCTCTGCCCTTTTGAAAGGATGAAAACAAATGGAACCATGGATCATTTTCGGAATCGTGACAGTGATCGCCATAGCTCTCGGATGGGCACTTCACATGGAAGGAGATTTGTAATCGGTGGAAACAAGTCACATTTCCTTCTGGATTGAACTGAACGGCACATGGGTTGAGACTACGCAAGATGTATACTTGATTTTTGACGGCAACAAAGAAATCAGGACGGCACAAGACATCATAAAAACAATTGAAACGGAGTGATGTATATGCATAGTGAATATCTTGATTGGCTGTCTTCCGTTCTGGAAGAAGCCATCAACGCACAGGCGAAACAGGCTGAAGATCATGGTGAGATGCCAGAAGCAGAAGATGACAGCGTGAATCATCCCAATCATTACGCGGATAAGAATATCGAAGTCATCGATTACATCGAGGACACTTTGACGCATGAAGAGTACATTGGCTACTGCATCGGCAACGTATTGAAATATGTGTCGCGTTGGCGCAAAAAGGGTGGTCTCGAAGACCTGGAAAAGGCAGCCGTCTATCTTGATTGGGCGATCAAGGCGGTCGAATAACAAATGGCTATTTTTGTTACAGGAGACACGCACGGAGCAGAGCGTATTGGTTTTACTTCCTATGATGGTTTTCTGAGCCGCTTCAGCATGGCTGCGTTCCCGGAACAGAAAGAACTAACAAAAGAAGATTTCGTCGTGATTCTTGGCGACTTCGGTGGCATATGGGAAACAAACAGATTCAAGTTCGAGGAGACAATGCAGGAAAAATACGCACTCGACGCGCTTGACAAACGATCGTTTACGACGCTGTTTGTGCCTGGTAACCATGAAAACTATGACCGTCTGACAGGATGCACAGACGAAGCCTTACTGAATTCGTGGATGTATGAAAAGATGCCACCATCTGAAAAGGCAAAGCTGCGCCAAGGTTATCCTCAGCAGTCATGGCACGGCGGCATGGTCAGAGTCATCAGACCTTCCGTGCTGATGCTTGAGCGCGGTGATATTTTTGATATCGATGGCAAAAAATGTTTCGCATTCGGCGGAGCAAGAAGCCACGATATTCGCGATGGCATCCTTTACCCTGCTGATTATTCTGACAAGGAAAGCTTTGACGCAGAAAGACGGAAATGGATCCGGCATGGCAAGCAGTTTCGGATCAGCGGCATTTCCTGGTGGGAGCAGGAAGTCCCGTCTCAACAGGAAATGCAGCATGGGTATGAGACATTGCAGGAATTCCGCAAAACAGGCGGTGTTGTAGACTTCGTGTTCACGCACGACGCTCCATCGTCTGATAAAATCTATATGGGTTATGGCGGAGATCAGACTTTCAGCACCTATCTCGAATCACTGCGGGATAAAATGGATTACGGCAAATGGTTTTACGGACATCTGCACGATAATCGCAGAGTGTTGGACAAACATTACCTGCTGTATGATCAAATTATCCGTATTGCATGATAATAAAAGACATAGACTGTACTCTTTTGTTATATTACAAAGTTAAGGCAAACATTTGTTCTTGACATAACATGGCCGCATCGGTACAATACTGGTGCGGCCTTCTTTTTCCTGGAGGTCCTATGGAAATATCAAAAGAAGAGCTTCAGGCGATGCTTGATCAGGCCGCAACTGCCGCCGTAAGGCAGACGAACCTTGACAACTTGACAGATGCGGCTCCTGAGGAAGGAGCAGCTATGCGCATCAAGCAAAGAGTATCGTTAAACGGCCAGACTCATTGGCTAACAGGCAGCACGCCGCAGGATATCATGGACGGCTACCTGAAACTTTGTTTCAAGGAAGGCGTTGCCATGCCGCCAATGCCTCAAATGATGGCACAGGACGATTCTCCCCTATTCGGTGACTACCTGATGTCGTTCCTGCACGTTTTCAAGAAAGGCCAGGCATCAAACACGCTCGTAAACCGCGAACGAATTATAAAAAATCACATTATGCCGCGTTTCGGCAAAACAAAGCTGAATCAGATTACTGTTTCGTCGCTTCAGCATTGGCTTAATGAGCTTTCTGAGATGTACGCGAAGGAAACGATTCTGAAAATTGTTCACACAATGAATCCTGTGCTCGATTCAGCCGTAGAGGATGGCCTGATCACTCGAAATCCATTGCGATCTAAACGAATCGTAATCGGCGGACGGCCGACGGTAGGACACAAACCGATTCCGGCTCACAAGATGACAGAAATCAGGCAAAATCTGCACCGATTAGACGATCGGGAGCGCAAGATGGCGGCTCTTCTGTCTTATACAGGCATGCGATTTGAGGAAGTGCTCGGCGTCAAGTGGGAAGACTTCGATTTTGTGAATGGTTGGGTCACAGTACGGCGTGCAGTCGTGCATCCGACACGCAATCTTCCCGAGATTAAGTGTCCAAAAACGAAAACATCCGAGAGAGATATCCCAATTCCTAAAAATCTGCAGTCCGATCTCGGAATCCAGGGCACTGCGGGCTTTGTATTATCAAATGAGCGCGGTCAGCCTCTCAGCTACACGGAAGCCCGTCGCAGTTTTCAAAAAATAAAAAAAGAATTCGGCCTTGACGGGTACTCCGCCCATGATTTCCGCGACACTTGTGCTACCGAATGGCGGGAAAAAGGCATCCCTCTCGACGTCATTGCTCGTATGCTCGGCCATGCAAAGACAGAAACAACAGAGCGCAAATATGTGACATATAGAGATGCCCTCTACACCAGTATCCGTAAGGCTTTGGAGCCTGCCGATGTGACACTTTTGTGACATTTCTCTGCAGATGAGGTCTAAAGCTAACATTCACATAACTATTTGGATAAAAGAAAAACCACGGACAAAGCTTTGCACCGCCTCAATCCGTGGTACCCGAGCTGATGGCCGGAGTCGAACCGGCGACCTCATCCTTACCAAGGAACCAATTTCGATAACAAAAACATAACGACACATACGGAGCCGCATCTGTCAGTTAGTCGAACTTTAACACATAAACTTGCCTGTACGAGTCTATCTGTTAGGGCTCGGATAAACTCAGAGCATATCGTTATACAATTTCCCTATTGAGTAGCTGTTTTATAACTTGATTTGCCTCCCAACGCACCGACATGAAGACTTATTCACTTGAAATTTTTCATGCGAAATCGAGTTGTATTTCTGCTACTCAGTAGGGAGAATAAAAAAGGGGTACTTTCTACACGTTTCATGTAGATTGTACCCCTATTTTTTCACGAAGTTACTCGGCCTCAGCAGGCTGCTTTTCCCCTGCTTCAATCATATCGAGATCGAGTTCTTTCCAGGCCGCTTTCAGCGCAAGAACGACCTGATCGGTATCGACATTCCAGCCGGCAGCCTTCATCTTTTCAAGCGCAAGACGCCACTTCTCTTCACCGGCGTGCCTGCCGATCAGAGCTTCAACGCCTTTGACAATCAACTTTGCGTCATCAATCAGATGACGCGCTTCCAGCCACGGCATCACATAGATATGCCACACATGCCGCAGAGCGATGCCGCCCATCGCAGCAAGGACACCAATGACTGCTACAATAATGTCAGTCCAGTCGATTTGATTTAAAAAGTTCATACACATTCTCCTTTCTCAATGGGCGACATTGGGCCATAGCATACATAGCACCAATACAATAATAAAAACCAAACGTTTCATTCTATCATTCCTTGTTAACCGTTATCGGTTGCTTCAGTTGGTTTATTGATCTCATATGCACTGCGGATTTCTCCGTATTTCGCAGCGAAATTCTTCTCAAAGATACTATTCGTAGCGTAGCTGGCGATGACGCCTGTTTCAAATACAGACACCATTTGCAGAATGTTGGTCATCGCTTCAATTTGAATCTGATTTAACTGACCAAACGCGATCAAACAGATAATGCTGGCAACAATTACGAAGAATACAGCAAGGCAAAAGGTTGTAATCTTTTTGCTGTATTGAACATAAGTCTGCTTGATGTTCATCTTACTCACACATGCCTTCGTAGTACAGCATGCAATCGGATAACGCAGTTATCTTATACACAGGAAGCTTCTCGATGCCACGCATCGCTCCCTCAGGAATTACCCAGGGATACCGCGTGTTATCATTGACGATAAGCCTCACTTCTGTCAAAGCTTTCACTGTAAACACGTCAAGCCGCACCGGTTCATCCCGATCAGGAGCATAGAAGATCACAGATTGCCCCTGTGTCAACACGATAGAGCCGTCGTTCTCCGCCTGAATAACCTGCTTAGTGTCGGCATCGATCGCATAAAAGCTGTTGACAATAAAGTTACTTTCAAGGATTGCCATCCTGCCACCTCCTTACTTAGCCGGATGTTCCGGCAGGTTGATTATCTCCTCAAGATATTTGTCAGACAGGTGATTCCTGCCTTTCTTGTGGTATTTGTGCACCATGTTTTCAATGCGTGCTTTTTCTGCTGCTGTACACCATTCCTGTTGATATACATAGAAATCGTGGCTTTCCTGCAGCCTGCTTCCGATAATGTCAGCTGTGTCTTCATCGAGGCTGGTCAGTTTTTCATCCATGCTTCGCATTTTTTCATCCAATTCCTTAACACTTGAACGAATATCATTCAAAGGTTGCAGCGTCCATTTGCGAATTGCCGGAATGACCGTTGCGATAACGCCGATAAACCAGATGATTTCTTTTGTGTCTTTCAGAAATTGGATCAATCCATCCCACCATTCCACACTCACCACCCCCATTCGCTACGAACAGTGTGAGATCAGGGATTATAAGGCATCAATAAGCTTGCTTATTTCCGCCAGTAAAGCTTTGAGTTTTTCTTTCGCTGTGCCGTCAGTATTCGTTGTACTGCCAGTGACTGGCGTTGTAGAAGATACAGGTTTATCTCTCAGGAATTTCGTCATCATGTAACCCGTGTATCGATCATACATAACGCGGCTCCATTCTCCTTCGTCACTTAACTTCTGCACTTCAGCACCGAACGGAACAGCCGTAATACGGGCGCTGCGGGTAGACTTTTCTTCACGGAGATTGACGTCGCCGCCATTTTCGCTGTATACATACTTCGTCGTCATCGGAATCACCTCTTCATTTGCGCTGTTGTAATCGACTGCTTTCAGTTTGCCCCAGTGAGTCCATGCTTTGGTATAGGGATCCTCACGTACTTGCATGCCATTGGTGGAAGCGTGAATGATTTTCACGGGATTGACAGATACAACAAGACCAATATGATACATGTTTCCGTCAGCATCTTTGTTGTACCAACGATGCTTATTGTCTTTATCGGTCCAGGCTCTGTTCTTGAATACGGCCATGCCAACTTTCAGTTGATTCTGTGTTAGAATCCTGCCCTTTTCAGACAAGTCCTCGCGCCAGATCGTGTTGCTCCCATGATAGATAGTTGCTCCCTGCCGCTTGAATGCGCGCACAAACATGCCGCTGCAGTCAATTCCTTTTTCATCATTGGTGCCTGGAGACACATAGGGCCATCCTAAAGCATCTTTGAAATCCTGCACCATTTGTGCAATCTGTACTCTTGCCATCGATATCACCGGCTTAATAGACGATCATAGGCGTATCAGCCTTACGATCAGTTAAAGGTCTTTCTTTGATTTCTCCGTTGTCAAGCTCATACAAAGGTGCACCGTTGTTATCGTATAAATCCTTGCCCCAAGGCATTAATCTGGAATCGATCTGTTGCCAACCGTCATTGCCAGTCATATCGCTCAGGCTCGCGGCGATGATATGATTCCGATTGTTCACATAAATCCAAATCACGATCATTCACCCCTTCCGCAAACGATAAAACAAGGCACGATACCGGCATTGTCTGTACCAGCTTCACCTGTGTACGGGAAATTTCGTGCAGCGCCACGGCAGAACGCCGTAAAGGAATTGTCAACCGAAGATTCGCACCAGTAGTTGCAAGGGCTGCTGCCTTCGCCGAGCGTCTTGGACGTGTAATCACCAGCCAGTGCGAAGATAGGCCACTGTTGCACTGCCCCGCCGCTGCCAAAACGATTGTTGCTGTACATAGAGCTGCCCCAGATCTCTTTCTCAGTAGGAAAGAATAGTGCACCACGATTGCCCCAGTGCATACCAGAAGCAGAGGATACATTTGCGGCTTTCGTTTCCATCACATGCCGCATGCCGGAATTGTCGGAACCGGTATAAATGTATGGTCCAATCTCAGTTTGTTTAAACAACCTGATGAGTCCGTTTGTTGAGTCATTCAGCGTCTTGTACAGCGCGGAGCCAGTCCATGGGTTATTTGTAGTTTTGTCAAACCAGGTAGAATTGGCAGAACGCATCTGCAGAACGATAGGCAGCGCGGCATGGCAGGTAAACACTACGTGCTTTGTGCCAGCAGCAAACTCACCTTCGTCGCCGTAATACAAATAGGGATCGATAGCCGCAACCTCAAGACGCACAGACACGTTATTCAGCGTCTTATCGGTATCCGTTGCATAATCGTGGAAAGTACCGCCGATTGTCACGGGATAATAATCCCCAGGGTAGATTTCAGATGCCGCACCTTTGTTGATTTCAGCCAATAGTTCAGACGCAGTATACTTTTCTTTCAGATTAACAGGCACATGCCTGCCATTTTGAATCGTAGTCTGTGTGTTGATCTCTCTGACAATGACTGTGCTGCCACCGGAAGAACCGGATTCGGAACTGCCGCTGCCGCCTGACCCGCCAGAGACTTGCTGCTCATAGATAAAAGGCATCCTGATCACTCCTTTCTGTTGAGTTTAGATATCAGTGATCAGTCGATGATGAGTTCTTCCATGCCACTGTCGATCAGGATTTCGGCAACCTTCGCCTTCAGCAGCTTCGGCACCTGAGCATAAGTCTTCTTACCAAGCATAATTTGCTGAGCCCACAGTAAAGCCATCATATAAGCATTTCTCCTTCCAAATAAGACAGATAGTAATAAGAATCGCATAGTGTATCACCACATTTGCTTCAGTCGGTAATGAGATCTTCACGGCCTGCATCATTCAGGATAGCCGCAACCTGTGTCTTCAGGAGCTTAGGCACCTGGCTGAACTGCTTCTTGCCGCTCAGAATCTGCTGAGCCCAAAGATGCGCAATCATTGTTCTTCATCCTCCCCTGCGTACACAATCTCACTCATTTCCAGTAAACACTCAACCAGGAAATCGTTCTGCTCCTGCAGCTTATTGTTGTGTTCAACAAGATCTTCATTGATATGATCCTGTTCTGTAACTGCCTCAAAATGAAAATGCCATCCATCATCTTCATGACGGATGTCACACACTTTGCCGTTTGTCCATTGTCGGCCAGCTGGATACATGCTGTCCGTGTTCTCAACAATAACAGGAGACAGCTTTCCGACGAACATATCTTCTGTAATTTCATCGGAGCTGATCAGATCGAACCAGTCCCCGTTGAGATTTTCAAGTGCTGTATTATCGGATAAAATTACTCGATACACGTTATCACTTCCTTCACATTACCGATCGCCGTCTTTCGGCTCCTCTGGAACTTCAATCGGTTCGTCCGTCTCTTCGTACTCCCATGTAGCGGTCTCTACGTCAATTGCCTCATCATACACGAGGTTGCTTGGAATCTGACGGATGCGTACTCCCGCATCGGACCACGTGCGGTATAATTTGACGCCATCGCTACGTGTCATAAATAACTCTTTCTTGATCATTGACTATCACCTCACCGTGGTTCTTCAAATATTTGTTTAGCATATGTTGACCAGTTTGTGGCAGTTCGATATGCTTTGAGAATGTTATGGGCTGGGCTGTACGGCACGTAGATCTTGCAGTCGGACGCAATATCCGTGAACGCGCTTATGTTAGCTAATTTCGGGGGAGTCGTTGCCTTCATGTGGTATTCGCTCACAGCCACACATCCGTTGAATGCGTCTCGGTAGATGTTTGTAACGCTTGACGGAATCGTTACCTTAGTCAAACTCCGGCACATTTCGCATGTGGCGTAATTGATATCTACGATGCCTTCCGGGATTTCAGCTTTTACCAGATTATAGCAAGCGTAATATGCGCTCCCATTGATCGTCGTCACCGTGCTCGGAAAGATGACCTCGCGCAGCGTATAGCACCCTTCAAACATATACGCAACGATGGTAGTTACGCCGTACGGCAACACGACCTTTTTGAGGTTTTGGCAGTTTTTGAATACAGCCGATCCGAATGTAGTTACGCCCTTCGGAATGGTGACTTCCTCGAGGCTTTGACAGGAATAGAATACAGACGATTCATCCCAACCAGTGATACCAGCCGGGACGGAAATCGTATTTGCCTGATAGCATTGTCCGAATGCCCCAGCGTGTATAGTCGTTACCGTTCCAGGAATCGTAAATGACTTCAGAGAATAGCATGCCTCAAATGCGTGTCCGCCGATAGTCTCTATTCCGTTCGGCACCGTTGCAATTTCCAGCCCAATGCAATAATTGAATGTGTAGCCTCCCAATGAGCCCGCCGTGGTTCCGCTGCCGATGAGGACCTTTCTGAATCTTAGGCTTTTGTACCAGTATTGTGCAATCGTTGATCCAGCAATCCCCTGGTTCTTATCCCCGCCGAACGAAATTGTTCCGCTCGTCACTTCAAGCGTGACGTCATATATTCCGCCAGATGTATAGGTATGATCGTGGTCGTTCTCTCCTGTTTCGCTGTATGTTTCCGGTTCGCTCTCATCGCCCCAGTTCACCGTAACACCGTTGCTGACAGTCTGGTCCCACCGTATCGTTGCGACTTTCCTGTTCTTCGGCGCGTCATCCGGGATCTCAATCACAATATGTGTCTTCCCGTCAGTTGGGATTACCACATTTCCCACATACACAGCTTGCTCCGGCATCGCCGCAAGTTGTTCCTTGATTTCTTCCAGCGTCCAGTTCCATCCTTGCGAGGTTAGCGGGATTTCGTCACTGCTGTGATCCGGATTGTTCGGAAGTGCGGAGAGTGCGTCTACTTCGCTCTGCGTATAGGAGTCTACAATGCTGCCATCGTAATCGATCAGCACCAGACGCGAGTTTGGCTTGATAGTGCCGCCACCGCTGCCTCCTCCTTCACCGCCACCGCTGCCAGTCTTACTGTAATAATATCTGTAAGGCATTGTCTCACTCCTCAATATAATAAAAGAGACCTTTCGGTCTCAGTCTAAGTAATGTTTTCGATTTACTCTGTCACGGTTCCGGTGTGCCTCCGCAACGCTGCAGCCGGGATGCATTCGATAATACGCGATGTCTTGCTGCTCCGCAATTGCGAAGGCACGGTAGTACCGCTTCCACCAGAGTTTCTGCAATAGATACGCAATCAGCATATGCTCACCTCATGCGTATCATATCACAGCTTACAGGAATTCGCCACCGATAATATGCCCGGTAATTGTAATGTTATCGAATGTCGGGCTGTCGGTCGTGCCGAGATCGTCCTGCATTCCGGCAAGTTTCGTCTTTTCTGCTGTTGTGTAATCGTTCGTGGAGAGGCCCTTCCCTGTCTCTTTGTCGACTTTGCCATTCAGCAAAATCTTAATATGCGCAAGGAACTGTGCCAATCCATTCAAACCGATCTTCTTTGTTTCAGACACTTTGACCCCTCCTCTCTCACGTCTCGTCTCCAGCAATCCTGCGTCTCACGAGGTTGATCTCACTTGCCGTAGGCCACTGTGCAAGTGCTGTATAGCTTCGCGGCGTAAACGTGTCGCCGTGAATCGTTGCATACACTTCGTTGATGCCGTTCTGTAGCTGGCAGATGTTCTTCCGCCAATTGATGAACGGACCAACCGTATCACTCAGCGTAATGCTCTGCAGGTTATACAGCTGCCGCATGTCGTTGACGTATGTCACCAGCTGATTGATCTCCGCAATGTGGCTTGTGTTATAGTCGGAAATCACACTTCCAACAGCAATCGTTCTTGCGTAGGCTGGCGCAACATACTGAATCTGATGTGTAACAATAGCAGACCCGGTTCCAATACGGAACTGAACCGCTGAAGACGACGCAGCGCCAACATCAACTGGCAACTTGCCGATCCATGTATTGATCCCAGCCGTCAGATTGGCGCATGTTGTCCACGTGCCCCACACATCTTCCTTGAGATCTCCTGATCTGACCTGTAGGGTTGTGGCGTCTGCCACATAGTATTGCACCTTAAAGTAAGGTCGCGCATCATGGGTCACGAGCATCGGCACTGGCCAGATAACCGGATTATCAATCTGCCGCGTCACGATCGCGCTTTCGTTGCTGTATCCGCTATAAGCGCCCATCGTGTCGTACGCCCGCACACGATACTTGATCTGGTTGAATGCGGCTGCACTCCACGTATGCGTATAGGAGTTGGTTGAAACCGTTGTCAGTTCTGTCCAGCTGCCCCATGATGCGGAACTGTCTGCCCGTGTCGCGTACTCAATGCTATAGCCGCTCAGAGCGCCTCCGGTTGATGCGTCAACATCTGTGGACGCTGTCCAGCTCAGGCTGATGCTGCCATTGCTTGTAATTGTCGGCGTTGCGCTCGGTGTTCCCGGCACTGTTGGCGCTGTGTTCGCCTTAGTCATTTCGTTGGATGCTGTCCAAGCGGATGCGGTTCCAGCGCCGTTGACAGTGCGAATCTGATACTGGCCCTTCTCTCCAATAGGGAGGCTGGCCCACGTATCGGTGAAGCTTGTTGTCGTCTTGTCAGCTCCGTTTGTCCAGCTGCCCCATGTTCCGTCTGTTGTGCGACGGTACTGCATGTTATAATGGTCAGCATTCGTCGCACCAGTCCAGCTGACGGTATAAGATGTACTGCCATAACAGTTCGCAGGGATCGTGACGGACGTCGGTGCACCGGGCGCGGCGTAACCAGTGACAGTACCGTATACAGTTGAATTGACCGTGTTGCGAGCATATACCGCAGTCACACGGTAGTGTCTTGTGACGCCAGCTGCAGGACAGGCGACCGTCAGAGGCGATGTTGCGCTTGTACTGTAGCTTGTCCACGCGCCGTTATTATCTGAGTATTCGACAGTATACTTGCTAAGAGCGTTATTTGTTCCTGCCGCAGCGCCACTCCATGAGAGAGTGGTTGTATTACCAACAGTAAGCTTTGACGCACCAATGGTGACTGTTGTCGGGGCTGTACCATTCGTATAATGAATCGTGCTGACCTGATTACTCGTCGGAGAGTTGTGCGCATAGTACGCAATTACTCGCCAGTATCTGGTCTTACCTGCCTCAGGGCCTGTGACGGTAGCCGATCGCTTATCGCTTGCAATACCCGTTGACAAATTGGCCCATGCGGTATCATAGTATTGGATCGTAAAACTTGATATCGCGTTGTTAGTCTGAGCGGTTGCTGTCCACGACAATGTAAGCGAAGCGCTTGCCGTCGTTGTCTGCGTCGCGCTGATCGTCGCAACAGGCGTTGGACCTGTGACATAATGCCCAACACTAACAGACCCGGTCGTTACTGTATTCCGTGCAAAATATATAACTGCCCGATAATAATAGTAAGTGTCAGATATGGCAACAGCATACGTAGAAGCAGTTTGTCCAGTGGCTAAATTACTCCATGAGCTGTTATTCGTGCTGCGTTGAATTGTGTAACTTGAAAACGCACTGTTTGTGCCATTTGTATGGCTTATCGTTAAATCGGTATTACCAGTCGTTGTTGTCCATCCGCTGGTTCCAATACTAATGCTACCTGTGCCATTTGTGTAATGGATCGTACTAACTTGATTGCTTGTAGGCGAATTATGCGCATAGTACGCGATCACTCGCCAGTATCTTGTTTTGCCAGCAGCAGGGCCAGTGACGGTATACGATCGCTTATCGCTTGCCACATTTTTTGCCAGATCAGCCCATGTGGTGTCGTAGTATTGGATTGTAAAACTTGAAATCGCGTTATTGGTTTGTGCAGCTGCCGTCCACGATAGTGTTAGCGAAGCGTTTGCAGTTGTTGTTTGCGTCGCGCTGATTGTTGCAACAGGTGTTGGGCCCGTAACGTAATGGCCAACGCTGACCGAACCAGTAGTAACCGTATTGTGAGCAAAATAAATGATTGCTCGATAATAATAATATGTATCAGATATGGCAACAGCATACGTAGCAGCAGTTTGTCCGGTGGCGTTAGCTAAATTACTCCACGAACTGTTGTTTGTGCTGCGCTGGATTGTATAACTCGAAAAGGCGTTATTCGTACCATTGGTTCTGCCAATTGTTAGATTCGTGTTGCCTGTCGCGGTTGTCCAGCCGCTGTTCGCAATGCTGATACTACCAGTACCGTTCGTGTAATGCCTTGTCCAGACAGATCCGGTAGTCACCGTATTCTGTGCGAAGTAAATAATCGCCCGATAGTAATACAGTGTGTCAGAGATTGCTACGGCATAGGTAGCTCCTGTTTGACCTGTTGCCAAGTTCGACCAGTTGCTATTATCCGTGCTTCGCTGTACCGTATAGCTAGAAAACGCATTGTTTGTTCCGTTCGTTCTGCTGATCGTCAGGTTGGTATTACCTGTTGCGGTAGTCCAACCGCTCGCACCGATACTGATGGAACCTGAACCGTTCGACCACGTGGTAGTCAGCTTAGGTCGTGGGGACGAAGCGCCAGATCGCCAGTATGTGCCATTCGTGTAGATCACGAAATTCTTGTAGTTACCATTAGTGGCACTGGCATTGACTGTACGGCTTCCTGATGTGGCTGTTGTAGATACGGTTGCGACATCCGTCCAGCCGCTTGTCACCTGAGTACCAGAGCTGTTGAATTCCTCATAGCGGATCAAGTAACCCGTGATTGCGTTGCCAGTGCCAGCCTTTGCGCCACTCCAGCTTAGTGTCGCTGAACCGCTCTTGCCAGTCGATGTGGGAGACACGGTGAACGAGGTCGGAGCTGTCGGCTGTGTGCCAGCGGTATACGTAAGCGTCAGTTTGATGCTGCTCCATGCAACCTGTGTGCTGGTTGTGCCTGTACCGCATTTCCAGTTCATAAGCAGAGTGCACTGGCCCATCTCTGTATTGGCATACCAATTGCTGCCGCTCTTCACAAAGTGACTATTGAAACTGCTTAAATGACCAAGAACATTCAGTGTTCTTGCGCCAGTCGAACCAGTTGTCGTCCATGCAACACCGCTTCCGTCAGTGGTGCTGCACGCATATGCCGTGGAACCACTTTTCGGGTTTGTTGTCACCGTGATAACAAGCGACGCTGCAGTGATATGACTGCCTGCAGGCAGTTTGCTGGAGATGCTCTTGGCAACACTATAGGTCGCCAGAGAGCCTTTCTTGGACGTCATGCTTCCGGCGTCCCACGTCCATGTTGCTGTTGCCAATCAGCTCACCTCCCCCTTGACAAACTGTAAAATACAAAAGCTTCGTTTTTTCAGACACTTTGACGCATCTCATCTTATGTCTCATCGCCAGCAATCCTACGTCTTACAAAATTAATCTCGCTTGCTGTAGGCCACTTCACAAGTGTTGTATAATTTCGTGGCGTAAATGCGTCACCGTGAATCGTTGCGTATAGTTCATTGATACCATTCTGCAGCTGGCATATGTTTTTGCTCCATGTGGCAAAGTATCCCACACTGTCCGCAAAGGAGATCACTTGAAGGCCGTAAAGTCTCCGCATATCGTTCACATAGCCAAGCATCTGATTCATTTCTGCTACGTGGCTAATCTGTGTATTCGCGATTACGCTCCCCGTCGTAATCTCCCGGGCATAGGCAGGCGCTTCATACCGCAGCGCGAATGTCACGATCGGGTTTCCGCTGCCGATCCTTAGCTGAATTGCAGCGTCTGTGCCGGTAGCCAGATCAACAGGGCATCTGCCCATCCATCGATTGGTTCCGGCGTTCAGGCTGGTACAGGTGGTCCATGCTCCCCAGCTGCCACCCGTGTTTCCGGTTCTCGCCTGCAATTCTGTCGCCGCAAGCACATACACCAGCACCTGCAGATATGGTCTGCGATCATAGCATACTCCTTCAATTGCAGGCAGAACAATCGGATCGGTAACAGCTCTGGTGACGACGCTACTCTCTCCGCTGTACCCACTGTAAGCGTTCTGGCTATCATACGCCCGGATACGGTATTTGATCTGATTCAGACTGGTCCCGGCCCACGCATGCGTGTAAGCATTTGTACTGACCGTTGTCAGCACCGTCCAATTTCCCCAGCTCGCGGTGTCGTTGGCCCTGGTTGCAAACTCAATGCTATATCCGCTGAGCCCACCACCTGTCGAGGCATCTACATCCGTGGAGGCTGTCCAGCTTAGAGAGACACTCCCATTCTCCAGAAGCAATGGTGAAACTGTCGGGGTTCCAGGAGTTGTTGGTGCTGTATTCCTCTTCGTGATCTCATTTGATTCCTTCCAGGCAGAAGCGGTTCCGGCACCATTGATGGTCCGAATCCGATACTTTCCCTTCTGACCGACAGTCAGGCTGGCCCACGTATCCGAAAAGCTGGTCCCGCTCCGATTGGTGGATGCACTCCAGCTTCCCCACGTTCCGTTGTTGGTCCGGCAATACTGGGATTCATAGTGGTCAATCCCGCCGCTCGCTCCGCTCCAGGTGACCGTGTAGGCGGTACTGCCATAGCAATCAGTCGGGACAGTGACAGAGGTTGGCGCACCGGGAGCCGCGTATCCTGTAACAGAGCCATATACGCTGGAGCTTACAGTGTTGTTGGCGTAAACAGCAGTAACACGATAGCGCCTGGTTACTCCTGCAGCAGGGGCAGCTACGCTCAGCGTAGATGTCGCGCTTGTGCTGTAGCTTGTCCATGCTCCGCTGTTGTCGGAGTATTCTACGGTATACTTGCTGAGTGCGTTATTGGTTCCCGCAGCCGCACCGCTCCAAGTGAGAGTCGTTGTGCTGCCAACGGTAAGCTTTGACGCGCCAATAGTAACCGTCGAAGGTGCTGTACCGTTAGTATAGTGACCGACACTTACGGAACCTGTAGTGACTGTATTGCGTAAAAATGGCGCAACAACTCGATAATAGTAATATGTATCAGAAATTGCAACAGCATACGATGTACCAGATTGTCCTGTTGCCAGATTAGACCAAGTATTGTTGTCAGTGCTTCGTTGCACAGTGTAATCGTTTGGCCCGTTATTTGTGCCAGAAGCACGTGTTACTGTAATGTTTGCATTGCCTGTCGATGTCGTCCATCCGCTTGGGCTGACGCTGATCGAACAAGTGCCATTAGTATAATGAATACAAGAGACAGCGTCTGTTACCGCGCCAGATCGTCCAAAAGTAGCATGCACAGTCCATGAAAATGTTTGCCCACTTCCCGGACCTGTCACCGCATAGCTTCGTGTTGTGGCCGCAAGCCTGCTGCTATTAAGTTTCGTCGAACCGCGATAGACATCGAATCCAATAATAGCATTGTTTGTGCCAGCTGACGCTGCCCACGATAAAGTCAATGAATCGTTGACGGTGGTAGTGCTTTTCTTGCTGATTGCTATATTGTTACAGGTGCCCATCGTGAAATGGATACAACCAACGCTGGCTGTTGACACTGCATTACGGGCAAATATTGCTTCCACATGCCAATAATAGGTTTCACCACTTGCTGGCCCTGTTACGGCGTAACTTCGTGTAGATGCAGCAAGCCTAGTGCTGTTGAGTTTTGTACTACCACGATATACATCAAAACCGGATATAGCATTATTTGTGCCTGCTACCGCTCCCCATGATAAGGTTAATGAATCATTGACTGTCGTTGTGCTTGTTTTACTGATCGTTGGAGTAGTACATGCGCCGTCCGTATAATAAACACGGGACATGCTTCCCGTTGTCACAATATTTCGGGCAAAACTGACAACGACCCGGTAATAATAAATGGTGGAGCTGGTCGTGGGTCCAGATACAGTGTGGCTACGGGCGGTTGCGTCCAGACCAGTATATGCATCCGTCCATGTACTATTGTCAGTTGATCGCTGTATTCTCTGAATGCTGATCGCGTTATTGGTTCCAGCGGTCGCCGTCCATGTCAAGGTGAAACTCTGTCCAGAGGTCGTTGTTGCGGAGGAACCGCCAATGCTTGCCGTGCCATTTGTATAATGCTGACACTGGACCTGTCCACTTGTATAGCTTGCATGATCACAATTTGCCACAACGCGCCAATAGTTTGTTGCGCCAGCAACGGGACCAGTAACGGTGACGCTGGTTGCAGTTGTATTCGCTACGTTAACCCACCCGGATCCATTGTTGTTTTGCTGTACGGTATAATTGTTCAGCTCGTTTTGTATGCCTCCAGCCGCACCACTCCAGCTCAGGGTGAGGCTGGCACTTGCTGTTGTTGTTAATGTAGCGCTTATTGACACGGAGGTGGGAGCTTTACCTGCAGAATAAACGACGATTTTCGGTCGAGCGTTATCTGCAGAACTTGCAGAACTAAGTGTACTGCCAGCCATTGTATAGACAACATACTGGTACTGATGCCCAGCAGTTGTCGGCGGCTTGATGCCTACGTTTCCGCTGGTGGCAGTTGTTGTGACTGTCGGCCTCGAAATATAATCTTCAAAATCACTCCAGCTGGAACCGTCGTAGTGGCGCTGCTTGACTAGATAGCCAGTTATGCCGCTACCGCTAGCTCCGCTCCAAACTAGCTTAAGTGCTGGGTTGGTACCGACTAGCACATAGTAGTGATTGCCGCTTGAACCATCATTAATATTAACATTTGTTGGAGGATTAACTGCCAATCAGCTCACCTCCCTTATTAGCGGGCAAATGCACAAACGACACCGAGATATTCCGTGGCCTGAACCGTCAATACGCGAGAGCTCGGTGTGTAGGTGGCGGTACCATATTGATTGGAAGCGTTGGCCGTATGTAGATACACCGCCCACTTTGACGGGAGCTGATCAAGGTCGATAGTAGCCGACCTTGTGAATGCGTTTACCGAAAGCGGTAGCCGACACTCAATAACATCAGCAGCGGCACCTGCGCCAGGAGTGTATCCTATAAGCATAAGCTCGGAATACTTTTGAGCCACGGTGACAGAAATCGCTCCAGGTGCGCCATCATTGACACCCCACTCGGAAGCTGCGATCAAATCCCAGGCCCCATGCATCATATCATTGATGGCCTTACCCTGTTTAGCACTAAGAGGTTTGTCTGTGGCGGTGCTGGTCAGGTTGTCTACTATGTTCGCAGTCGTTACTGCAGACGCCAACTTGGTCTTCTCTGCCGTTGTATAATCCTCTGTACTCAACTGCTTCCCCGTCACCTTGTCTACCTTGCCGTTCAGCATGTTAGACACCCACGCTTTGATTCTATCTGAAAAGTAACCGAGAGCACTTTTCTCGATTACCTTTTTACGTTCAGGTTGTGACATCGAGTCACCTCCTCAAAGTTAAGTAGAACTTTTTTCGTCGCTTTGCTTCGCGTCTGCAACACGTACAACTTTGCTGACATCATATTTCCTGCCGTCAGGAAACTGAACGAATTTGATCAGTCCGTTCTCTATGCCTTCAAACAGCTTATACATGTTTGCATATATCGAGTCATCTTTGTAATGCATGTAATCTACGCGCACTTCTTTATTTCTCCTTATTACCTGTTTAAAATTCGAAATACATAATGTACCAATTACCTATTGACTCTGTATGATCCTCACCCGGGTCGTCAAAGCCACCGGTACATATCGAAAATTCATACATAGTTATTGATGATAAATAGGAACCATCAAAAGTACAAGAAAATTTAGCTCGGTAAATAGAGGAATCGAGTTCACAAGAATAGGCGACGAAATCCGAAGGATCAAAAGTCATAACCATCCAAAAGTCGCCGTCTGTATAATATTGAAGATATATACAAAAAGAATTTCTAGTAGGAGGATGAAAATCTTCTTCGAACCATTCTTGATTACGAATTGTTACTTCCTCATCGCCATGTCCATAAATCACCTTTTTAGGTCTGCCCTTATGAATATTATTAATTGCATTTACAAATCCAGTCGGAAATGAAAGCTTCCCTGTTGTTTCAGTTTTTTCGCGAATAGCATCTGCAACAGCAGTTAAAGACTGATCGTTTGCGATGTATTTTTTAGGTTTTGGAATTTCTTCCCAGATTGCGTATTGTGTTTCACCCGCAGGGTATCCCGGCGCAAATCCAGAACCTGTTCCATCTCGATACATGTTCCATTCTTTAAAAGTATAACCAGTTGGTGCATCCCAGCCAAGTGTTTCTATGGAAACCGAAGGCTCACCTGTCATACCGTGGTTATCGTCGTATACTGTATCATCGCTCGTGTAGTTACGATAATATGTTGCTGGTAATCCTGCCATCAGAAACTCGCCTCCTCTGCTGCTAACAGCTCATAATCAAAGAGGGCGTCAATTTCTTCAATTGTAGCATACGGATCAGAGTCTCCCCCGCCACTGCCAAAGACTTCCCACTCGCTTCCGTTCCATGTGTACTTCTTTTCTTCATCTTCAACGAGATACACATGGCCAACAGCCTGTCCGGAAGAAGGCAGCGCAGTCTTTGTGGCTACGCTGCCTTTGTAAACATATGCATTCTGGACAGCAGAGTCTGCCCAAATAAGCGTATTGTTGCTCACTGTCAACACTTGTCCGTTATGTGACGCACTGTGCGCAGGGAGTCTCTCGATGGAATCAATTTGTTCCTGAAGAGGATTAAGTGTTTTCCAGTGTTCGGCATCCCATGCTTCAGCGGTCGCAATGTCAACTGTGCACTCCCAGATGTTAAAATCATGGCGCACACGATCTCCAATAGTATATGTTTCCGAAGCACTATAAACTGGATAATCAGCAATAACATTTTGAACGATACTATTCAATGAGGCTGGAACTAACGCAAATGAGGTTCCTGTGCTGGTAGCAGAATTAGACAGTTTTGTTACACCATAATAAGTAGTAGTAGCAATAGCACCATCTAAAATGAGGAAATATGATTTATCGTATAGTAGCGGGATAGTTTCGCCTGCTATCCATTCATATCGTGCAGCGTCGCCTGCAGTTGAACGTCTAATGCTGTGCGCTCCCAAATTATTGATGTTCAAAGTGGGTACTCCATTATAAGTCTGAGCTGCAGTAAAAGTAATGAGAAACAAGTCTCCTTCTTGCAATTTCGTCAAATCGGCAATCGTAACGGTTTTTGATCCTGTTGATGCAGCCGTACTACACGTACCGTGCCAGATACGCACAGAGCCAATACCAGCTCTCGCTGTCTCGTCTTTGATTTCATATACTTTACTGTTCGGCAACTCGATTCGACTGATGTTGCCATCGGAGGGTTCACTTGCCATTTAAAGCCCTCCTTTTTTACGATACTTCAACCTGTGCCTGCGTACCAGTAAATGTCGGCTTACTGACAGTTCCTTCAGGTGTGCCGCTTACGCTCACGCTACCCTCGGACCCTGTAAAGGTCGGCTGACTTACAGTGCCGGCAGGTGTAAACTTGCCACTCGCGGACATCGTTGTACCGCTGAACTTCAGGTTCACACCATCGCCAGTGAATGTAGGCTGAGAAGCAGTCGCACTGTCGATGCCAGTCACGATCGTCTTGCTTGTAAATGAAGGCAGCGTCACAGCCGTTGGCGTGTTGGCGGTAAAGCTTCCGTTCGTCCAGCTGATTGTCAGCGTTTCATTGGCCACGCTCGTCGTCAACACAGGCATCGTCGCAGAAGCGGCTGTACCAGCGGTCACCGCACCACCACCCGTAGCGGAAGATGCGACATAGCCAGTCGAACTTTCAGGGGTCACTGTAATCACAGGTGTAGACACTGTGCCGCCCGGAGTATAGTTCGCGCTGCCCGTGCCGACATTGATCGTTCCGGTCGGCGTACCGCTCACGCTGACGTTGCCCTCAGTCCCCGTAAATGTAGGCTTGCTGACAGTTCCCGCAGGCGTAAACTCGCCGCTGGAAGTCATCGCAGTTCCCGTAAACGTAGGCTGGCTCACAGAACCAGCGGGCGTAAAGTTTCCGGTCGCGCTATCCTTGTAGGCCAGAGCGCCAAGCCCAGTCGTATCGCCGAACTCGTGCCACGCGCTGTCGGAGTTAGAATAAACAAATTCCTTGTTATTGTAGATGGCAATACCGCCATTGACAGCGGAGATCGTCTTGCCACCGACAATGATCTCAGTCGCCTGAGAACCGTCGGTGAGTTCAGTTGTAGTCACACCAAGGAATGATGTGCCGCCAGCAATCGCTTCACGGGCAGTAGCGTCCTTGATGTCATAAGTCGTGCCAGAAGGCAGCGTAATCCTGCTAATATCAGGCATTGATATCACTCCTTAGTTTCTTGTAAAGACAAGGGTTTCTCCCTGTGTCTCGTAATTCAGCTTTGCGTTCCAGAAGGCTTTCTCTTCCGGCGTAACGTGTATATCCGTATTGTTCACATGATTGTTTAGCACGTCAACAATTTGATCTGTTACGTCATCGCCAAGGAAAGGCAAGTCGACAACATAAGCGCTGCCGTCACCAATCTTGATGCCGGGATAAGCAACACCGTCGATGACTGTGCGATCGGTGTAGATAACCATCTCGCCAGCATCCGGCACGTAATCGCGATGCTCATTCCAATAAGAAGTTGGATGCACGTCCATCGCTTCGATCGTTGTCTCGATCACAATGTCTTCGCTGCCATCAAAATAAGCCTGCCCGGACACAGCGCCATGCAGACCGATGGTCCTGCCCGTTGTCAGCTTATCAGCCGTCAGAGCACGGAGTGCGAGATTGGCAACCGTTGAACCGCCAAGGTTCAGCTTCAGCGGATCTCCCTTGAGATTCAATTTCAGCTTGTCAGGATCTTTCAATACAAGATTCGGCATCAGACGCTCACCTCGTTCTCCGCATGCGTAATTTCGGAGTTCAGGATGAAGCTGCCAACGAACGTCTTTTTAATCGACGGGCCTACGAGTTCAATGTCGAACTGATAGTAGCCGAACGCCAGATGATCAGTGTCTTCCGGCTGAATCGTGAATGCGAACTCATCGTCTGCAACCTTGACGATCGTGCCGTCTCCAAGACGTTTCTGGAACAGCGGCTTCTTGTCGTACCGCGTTCTCTTGACGGTAAAATAGATCTCCGTCAGTTCGGGGATGACGTCGGCCTCGATCGTAAAACTCTGTACCATCAGGTCGCCTCTTGCCATCTCAATCTTCATCGCTATCCCTCCTTCTCATCTGAATTGAGCGCCATAGACCGTCCCCGTCACCGTCACGTTGTTGAATGTAGGTGTGGCGGTTGTCGTAAGATCGGTCTGTGCATTGGTCAGGTTCGTGTATTCTTCCTGTGTAAAGTTATTGGATGACAGCCCTTTCCCGGCTTCCTTGTCCTGCTTCCCGTTCAGAAGCCTCTGGAAGACATTGCGGAAAGCTGTCAGCCCGGTTAAGTCAAGAGCTTTCATCGTATCACGCCCTTACAAAAATTTCAAGTTGTCAATATAGCCGTTGACTGTCAGATCCTCAAATGTCGGAGAATCGGTTGTAGCTAGCGGCTGCATGTGGACGAGCTTTGATTTCTCGGAATCTGTCAGATCATTTGTTGATAGTCCCTTGCCAGTCTCCTTGTCCTGTTTGCGTGAAAGCCTGCCGCGAATCAGCTTGCACAGCGTCCGCAGGCCGCTCTCATCCAGCAGGTTCGGATGCTGGATCTCGTGTGTCCAGATCGCGTAGTGGTATCCTTCGCTGACATCGACCACGTCTCCGATCGCATAAGAAGTGCCACTGCCGTCACGTGCCGTGTTCCAAGATTGTAAAATATACCCGGCAGGAACTCCGGGGATTTCTGTTGCATCCGGGAACACGAATGTTATAGCATCTACGCGGACGGCATGCACAAGAACCATGTCATCTGGTGTAAGGTTTCGATAAACTACTGGTGTATCCGCAGCCATTCAATCACCCCTTACTGGAAGTCGACCGCGTTCAGCGTTCCTGTCAGATTAAGTCCGCTGAATGTCGGATGCCCCGTCAGGTCTTCCTGCATGCCGGCCAGCTTGTTTTTCTCCGCATCTGTAAAGTCAACATCAGACAATCCTTTGCCGTCAATTTTGTCAACCTTCGTTCTGAGCTGCTTGTGGATCAGGCTGCATATCACATGAAGCGCACGTGGGTTTACATATGTGTGTTGAATCATATGTCTTCACCTTCAATTATTTTACGAAGCAGATTTACTGTCACCACAATCTGAGGATCTGTGCATTGCCATGACTTTGTTACTGTTGCCATTCACGTCACCCCTTACGGTGTGTCGTCGACAACATCATCCACATCGGATGTAGTCGCGTAATCAAGCTCACCAGCAAGGTCATCCCATGCGGTTCCGGTCCACACATAGTTCGATCCGGTATCCGCAACATTGTAGACCCAGCCGGGTACAACCGTTGTGGGCAGATCAGCATATGTCGCCACAGATCCCTTGTACACCATGACATCGGTCACTTCTGTCGGGATAATGTATCCAGCTTCCTCAAAAATGTTGATGATCTCCTGATCTGTCAGCGGTACAAAATAGTATTCAGCCGCCTCTGCAGCCGCAGCCTCTGCCGCAGCTTGCGCCGTCTCAGCTGCGGTTTGCGCAGCCTGTGCTGCCACCTTGGAAGCGTTGGCGTTATTCGCGCTTGTTGCCGCGTTTGTGGCGCTTGTGGCAGCTTCGGATGCCTTCGCGCTTGCTGTCGACGCGGACCCGGCAGCTTCGCTTGCCTTCGCGCTGGCTGTTGTGGCAGAAGCGGCAGCATTGCTAGCATAAGTTGCTGCATTTGTTGCCGCGTTTGTCGCCGTATTTGCAGTTGCGGTTACCTGTGTTGCCGCATTATTGATTGCGTTAATAACGCCGCTCTGGTTTTGCTGGATACCTACAATAGCCGTACGAATGTCTTCGCCTTTGTTTTCTGTGAGCAGCCTTTTAGGACCGATTTCACTCATGCGCCTGTCGCCTCCTTATATGCAAGCTCGTTACGAATTCGCGCAATCGCTTGCGGTATATAAGTTGTCATTTCTTGAATTAACTCGTCCTGAAAGCCTGCCTGCAGATCATCTGCTAGATTCGCAGCCGCTTTCGCGATTTCTTCCTCGATGTCATAAATGCCTTGCTGCTTGAGGTTTTCGATTTCTTCATTTGATAAAATGCCGGAGATAGCCTGACGCAGCGCATCTTCGACATAGCTTGTAAACATTTCCCAATTACGTTCCACCAGACTCATCCCCTTCCGGATTCTTTAATTTCTTTTCGATATAATCATCGATCCTTTTTCGCAAGTCGTTTCGGAGTCGTTGTTTCAATGTGAGCATTTCAAGCTTAATAATAGATCCTACGGCCGCTGTGGCTTGTGCGATTGGATTCGACTGGCTGGTTTTTAGATTGGCGATCGCTTCTTTGATGGCTTCACCTTTGACGTCTGTCATAATCCGTACAGTGGCCAAATGGTCACTTTCTGTCCAATTGTCTGGATCTTCCCATCCTACCGGTTTTGTTTCGTTTTCAAGTACCTGCGCGACGTATCCAGCCTCGTCAACAAAAAGACCCGTTTTCATAAAGTCTTTCATTGCTTCGATTTCTTCTTCCGTAAGCGGCAATCCTTTTGTCATTAGCTGTACAGTATTCGTAAAACCACTGTATTCACCATAGCTGTCTACTGCCCGTACACGCCACTCTTGAATATCGCCAGCAGATGAAGGAATTGGAATCGTTGCATCGTACATGTATTTATTCTCCTGGTCGTCCCATGTAGGATCAGAAGTTAAGCGAATTGTTTCCCATGCACCCCATCTGCTTTTTTCGTAAATGCGTGTCTGTATCTCGTATTGCAGATCACTGTCATTATCGATATCTGTAGCGGCGTTCCATGATAAAGTAGCGGTATATGAAGAAGGATTCTCGCTTCTTTTAGCGACAATTGACTTACTTTCTTTATAAGTAAGTTGCAAGCTCATTGCCGCACTGCCGGTAAATGCTGGCGGTGTGTTGCGTATAATTGTAGCCGTTCCAGCAAAGGAGCTTTTATAATCATAGCTGTCGACAGCTTGCACTTCGTAAACCTGTTTGTATCCCGGGACCGACACGGTCGGAGTAACGGGCGAAGCATATACGTAGCTCTGTGGCATAAAGCTAACACTTGCGCCCATTTCTTCCCAGTTTGTTATTGCCTGATCATTTGCGTCGAGAATACGTGTCCGCAACCGATAAGACGTACTTGATGGAAGGCCATTCGTATGAAAACAGATATACACTCGTCCGCTAGCCCACAACTTGGTTGTATCGTAAGCTGTCTGTAATTCGTTTTCCCTCAAGAAACCTTTCATGATTGGAGCTGCCGGGTTCTGGTGTTGATGCAGTTCACCGTAACCATCCTTAATTTCCGACCAATCGGACCACACACCTTCATCGTCCATGGCTCTGATTTGATAATATTTTGGAGCATGCATGATTTCAGCATGTGAGCTGATCGGTACATAATACGGTGCCTTACGCGTGAACCCGAGTGTACGCCAATTGGATGGGTCGCTGCCTCCAGTATTACTGTATCTAATCTCGTATTGAACCACTGCAGGGAAAATACTCTTGCTTTCACTATATGGTTTCTTCGAGATTGTAGAATCAGGATCAATAGCCTCATCCCAGATAATAATGATCGGTCCGTTTAGATAATCCTTAGGCAGGATCTGAACCTTGGTCGGTGCTCCAGGCACCTGATTTTTAAAGACCGTCCCGTATTCGAAGCTTGTCAGCAATTGAGAGCTTTTCTTTAATGTATCTGGATGTTCGGTATCGCTTAATGTCTGTACTGCATATCGTCTCTTCTGGCCTCGAGTCGCAGGAGGCACGACTGTACACGAGCCGGAACCCTTCTTTGTCTTGACAATTTTATAAGATACCCATCCGGAAATACCAGACGGATACTCTTTCTTTTCCATATCGTAATCTTTGTACCAGATCCGGTAGCCAGCAATCTTTTTGTCACTACTTCCTGTTGCCCCGCTCCAGTGCAATTCGGTTTCCGTTTCGACACACCACTTTGTTACGCTGTAATCTGTAGGCGGGGCGAAAGTTGCAGCCGGACTGCCATCTGTCCATTTAACGGTAAGTTCAGCCGTGAAGGCTACGGTTGTTGTAGATATCGTAACAGAACGATCAAGCATAGTCGGAGAAGAACCGCTGCTCCCACCAGAACCTCCTGTTGGCGTGCTACCGACACCATATGAGAAAAACATCTTCAAGTTAAATGAAGATTGTTTCGAATCCGTGTTGATATATTTTCGAACGTCGATTGTCGTCTCGGCTCCCAATGAGCTGACTGTTACAAGCTCTCCGGACGCAGTCATAGCGCGTAGCAACGCTCCGGATTTTGGTGTGCCTGTAATTGTTACAACCAATTTGGCGGAAGTAATTTCCGCGTCTTTGACGATTGGCGTATTATATGATGCTTTCTGAGACGACTCGACTGTGTTCCCTTTTTTTACATTGATTGCCCACTCGCTCCAGGAGGCTTTGCTTGTATGTGTAGCCATTTAGCCACCTCCTGTTTCTTGATGCAATTGTTCGTCGATTGTATCCGTCAGCTGCGCGAATAAGGTCGACTCAATATCGTAGATAAAGCTGCCTGGTTTCAGGTTTTCACTCGGCCAGCTTTCTTCTGTATCGTTCTCTGTCTGTGTTTGTGACTGATTCTGATCATCGGTCTCGGGTGTAGACAGGTCTACATCCCAAATTTCCTTAATCATTGTTTTGCGTAGATGCTCGACAATTGTTTCAAGTCCTGTTTGCAGAGCTTTATAGTCAGTGATAGCATCTTCAATTTCTTTGCCGATAACATCTGAAGCCATGCGCTGCGTCGCTTTCGTCACGTCGACGCCATAGCTCGTATAATGATCACCCTTGACTGTCTGGGCAATATATCCGTCAGGACCAACGTAAAAACCGAGAGAGGCGGGGTCCCTGTGAATTACACCGTCGGCTGTGCTGTCGACAGACCACATGCTGTCTCCGGTATCGATTACTTTATAGGGCACAGAAACCCCACCTCCCATTGTTATTCAATAAAGTTGATAAAGCCTTCCAGCCTTGTCATGTCGACGAGCGTCAGCTTCACATCTCCGACGCTGTTAAGCCTGAGATCAATCGGCTTGAAATCGATCTCAGCTTCCTGTTCACCAAGCTCGTTAACTTCGTTTGCGAAGCCTGTCATGCGCCGCATCACGTCGGCACGGTCTTCGTCTGTTTGATTTGCACTAGTCAAGTCTGTATTTTGCTTCGAGAAATCGACTCTGCCATCTTCCTTGACAACTCCTCCATACTTTTGAAGAAGCTTTTTTTCAAGTTCAATTTGGCTATTGACTAGCGGTTCTAATTGTTTAAGCAAAAGAGAAAGACGGTATGCTGCTGCAATCGGCAGCTCGCTGTCTTTCAGCTTCGCAAGAGTCTGATAAGCAGATGTAATCTGTTTCTGTTTCATTTCCTTACCCCTTTATGCAATGCGGAATACAGTATACCAATTTTTACGACTTGCAGAGTTTATAATATCTATTCCATATTGACCAGTTGTTTGCAACATAGATATTGATACAGTGATCTCACTTCCAGTTCCTGATATGTTGTGCGCGTATATTGATTCAGAATTAATGTTAACTACCCACAAGGAGCACGAGTTAGCAGTAGCCTTTACCATGGTGATAACCAGATAACGTCCATATGGCACCGGTATATGCGCTGGCGCATATACATCTTTATCGTCTTTTTTTGTGCTTAATGTGCCGGAAGCATATCCACCGTATAACATACCTTCATAAATGGATGCTTTTCCGGCAGATAGGTTGGTAGTCATCAGATTTGGTACTGCGGCATAAGCACCAACAGCTTGATCTGCAATAGGCGTTACACCGCCTAAGTGCAAACTAAGCATATCGGTTAATGTTCCGGACATATTGGCCATTTTGAAGATCATAGCAGATCCGGATCTGCTTGCCGATGCTCCTTGAATGGACAGATTCAACCTGGCCGCAACCCACGGACTGCCAGTAGATATATTCTGATATATGACAAAAGGCGAAAAATCACCCGTGTCAGTAGCGCCCATGTACAATTGAACAGGTTCTTTAGCATTTGCCCGCAAATTAACTCTGCCTTGCGTAGTCAGCGTCTTTGGATTTTCTGAAGATAACAATCCATTGCCAATGTACCAGTTGCCAATCAGTCCAGACACAAATGAAACATTGCCATCAGCATCGACGGTAAAATTACCGCTTGTTATTTCCAATTGCCCGGTCGTCGACAGTTTGATTTTATTCGGTGTCAAAAGAATGCCGCTGGCATTGCCCAAACTATCCCAAGTTAAAGCAGAAATCTTCGTCGGTATCGCTTCTATTTTAGCATACGATGTAAGCTTTGTCGTTAAGCCGTCTGGTGTTACAAATGTATTGTCGGCCATTGCTGTAGCTGTTAGTTTACCCTTGTCATTCAACGAAAAATTAGCTTTTGTATTGCCGATATATAATGCATTCGCTCGGATGGTCCCTGTTACCTCAGCGTCTGTTGCAGTAAGCTTACCGGTATTTGTTACCTTGAACGTATCTTGTCCGGAATTATTTTTGATCGTAATAGAACCTTTATTCATGGTAATAGTTCCATCACTTGCCGCGATAAAACTACCGTTACCAAGATTAATAGATCCTTTTGTAATAGCTAGACCAGCTTGACTCAACAAAGCATCCGGAGTGGTACTCGTATCCGTTCCGTAAAAGCCTATCCCATCAGCACCAAACTTCGCATATACTCCAGTGTATTTCCACGTATCTGTTGCCTGCTCATATGTTCCTTGTTGTACAGTCAGATAATTTGATCCAAAGTTAAAATGACTTCGTAAAGTTGTGTTTGTGTCTCCTTTAAAATTTGTATAGTCTTGTTTTAAAGAACCGAAAGACACGTATGTTTCCTGTAAATCATCTGTCAGTTTCTCAAGGGATATCGTGCCAGCTTCAATTAGCACGGCCCGAATGTGTCCGGCCGTAATCAGATCTGCTGTGAAGCCTTTGCCTGTGCCGAACGTGCGCCAGCGCCAGTCGCCTTCCTCATCCTTGCTGTCCGCAATCGCGAAGCCTGCACCTGTCAGCCGCATCGCCGAGGATCCATCCGTAGCTTCAAACATCTGAGCACCCTTATCATCTGTGTACCAGGAGCTCGATACGCTCGTAATTAGATTGCGTTCTGTGCTGATCGTATCCTCGAGCAGCTGCGCCATGATCTTTCCGGTTCTGCTGAACTGCTTCGCCCGCTCATACATCGTTTCCCTGCCTCGCGATTGATTCGCGACATCGGCAATGTAGGAAATCACATCGGAGAAGCTGTGCTGATTCATCAGCGTCAGGTTTGTGTTGATTGTTATCGACGTCTTCCACGGCTGATCATAACACTTTTTTAGCTGATCGATATAGGCCCAGCAGTTGACAGCGATTTCAGGATCAATGAGATGGATTGCATCCTGAATTCGGATGTCAGGCCACAATACTTTGGCTGTTTCTGGCGACGCGCCGTAATCTTCGTTGTCTTCGTTCGCGCCATACAGATCGAGATACGAAACAGAATACGTTGTTTCTGGCTTTGAGATGTACTCGATGTTCTCTACAGCGTCATCATACAGTTTCTGTTCGTCTTCGTCTACGTAGTCGTTTTTCTGCCAGTAGCCCTCGCGGAAGATGTCGCCAAGTTTCAATGCGAGATTCGTTTCCATCTCTTTCATTTGATCCTGCATCCGCGTGAGATATGGAAGATCAGAAAGGTATACGAGTTCAGCATAGTCCGCGAATTGATCCATCATCGGGACAAGACCTTTATATACCCCTTCGCCCGTCATCTTAGGAAGGATCGTGTATGTAATATTCTGCCCCGTTTTAGACGAAAGAGTAATCGTATTTTTTGTTGTCACAGGACGAATCGTAATCTTGTCGCGTAGAGATTTCAGACACGTAATGCGGATATACGATGATCCCGGTGTAAACGATCCATCGTTCCCTATTGCAACTCTTGTACCACTCGTCGAATCAACATTGCTGTACTTGTAGATTCGAATTCGTGTTTCGTCAGACGATGAACTGACATTGAACGCGCTTGATGTAATTAGATATTTTTGAGTGTCTGCAACTGTCAACATCGTGCTTGTCAGATATTGGACGGCCGGTTCTTCAGCGCCAGTATCGTCATTTAATCCGCCTTTTTTGACAGTTATCTTATTGTCATGTGGATCAAAAATGATCACAGGCGGCTGAGCCATAGAACCAACAAGAATTTTTCCTTGAACGATTCGCTGTGGATTCAATTCTTCGTAAATCTTAATATTCTTTTGTTTGAGATCGACCTGCTTCAGGCGCAACGAAGAACAGTTTGCCGGGATCGAAAGATCCTTGTTTTTTGAATTCGCATCAATGTCTTCCTTTTTGAGAAATTTACCCTTTGAGTTATAGTAGAAGACTGTTACAGCCGGTATGTTTGTTTCTGTACCGAGATAACTGTATTTATACTTTTTGTGATCACGATGCCTGGGTGGCAACTTAATGTTTGAAGTTCGCTTATAAGCAAGATCATTGTCAGCAAGTGTACCATTGCTTGTCAGCTTTTGATCCATATAGTCGCCGACATTCATTAGGTTGGAAGGATGATAGAAGACATCATCCTGATCACGAGTCAATACAGAGTACGAGTCTACGTCAACCCATTTGGCGTCTTCTCCGGATTGATATGTTTGCTCGCGTATATAACCCGCGTATGGTCCACCAGTATCATACGCCAAACGATTACCAGCTTCGACAGGTTCTTTCAGTGTAAATGTCCAGTACCTGCCATAATCTGTTTCGAACGCGTAATTGCCGGCATCGAGAGTTGAAGATGGCGCATATGTGTATGTCTGATACTGTCCTTTTAATGTTTGTTCCAACGTGTAACATGCGGAGATTACACGGCCGAAATACTGTATAATAGCCGATTGAGATGTCTCATCCTCGATCTTTACAAAAGCACCTCCGCCACGTTTACGATATAAGACAGGTGCCTTCGTGTCAAGACCAAGCTCATTGTATGCTGGCGTGTACCAATAAGCGTCTGCTTCTGGTACAGGTCTCGTGTTGTTTCCTGGTTGGATATATACTGGATACCAATTGGTATCTTTCTCGGTACCCCATTTCGCTGTATCTCCCCAGCAAAAATAGAGTTTGCTTGGTCTTCCATCTGCATTGTATTTCCACCACCAACCCCAGAATCCAGGACCGATGACGTTCTTTAGGGACGGTGGATACATGCTGCAATATAACCGGTGATCAATTGTCGAGCCGTCGTCTTCTCCTGTTTTGGTGCCTTTGCACGCTGCTTCAAGTTCAGATTCCAGTGCGCCGATGTAACCGTTGACGCTGTTTGCTTCGAATAAATAATACTTGTTGTTTTCATTGTTGACCGCGTGTGCATTTCTGGAATATACATCTTCCCATTTTAACCACAGCGTAATAGTTGTTTGTTGCGTCGCGTCATTATGACCGATATCTTTCAGATAACTCTTGTCCCAAGAGCTGTCGTCGCGCAGAATATACACAACAGAAGCGGCAGGCTCCTGCGGCGTACCATCAGGTTTCAGGCTCGGTGCCACATGAATCAGATCATGATACCAGTCAAGATCTGATTTCTTGTTCTCGTACTCAACAGTCTCACCCATCACCTGCGCACTTGTTGTTTTCTTTTCTTTGTACCAGGCGTATTTGCGCACAATGCTATCGGGGATTACCTGAAAAGTATTCACTTGATCGAACGTGGGATCATCAAAGGTATATGCGACATAGTCTCCGGATTTATGATAGACACCATCCGGCAGCCTGCAGTATTTCAGAGTTGAACCAATCAGCCCGCTGAGCTCTGTAAGATCTGTGTTGTATGTTTCGCTTGCCTGAGCAATACGCCTAAGCAGCTCGGGAGCCCCACGCTGAAACTGTGCGATTGTTTGCAGCATATCGTCAGTCAGCAAATCAACGCTTGAATAGTAATCAAAGTCCATTAGATAAGAGAACTCGTTGCGCGCTTCTTTGATGTTTGATTTGTGCTCGTTGTCGCCTGTACCATATACACCGAGATCGACCGCATGATCGGTCTTTGCTTCGCGGTATACGGGATAAGCAAGATAATTGATCTCGTCCCACACATAGGATCTGGAAGCCGGGTCAAGTGTAGACCACACGAGATAATTATCTTGAGGCTGCGAAGATGGAGCCTCAGGATTCTGAATGATGTATGTATTGCCCTCGTAATCGCCGGTCATTAAACCAAGATCTTTAACTTCAGCAGCCGTATTCTTGGCAGATGTAGCATATGGCCGCACAAACTGGAAGTAATAAGTCGTTGCAATCCCATCATCACCTTTGACCGTGAACTTGCATTCTGTCCAGTTCGGGAACACGCTGCATGTGGTTGCGTTAGATCCTTTATCTGTCAGCCAGTATTCTTTATGGATGCACTCGTCAATGCCGCAGTATCCAGTAGCCGTGTCGCCCCACGAACCATACGCGTACAGCTTTGTCACAATGTTTTCTGTGTTCATTGTACGGGTCACGTTGCTGACGTTCTGTCCATAATGCAGTTCAATAACTTTGCTGCCCTGCCGGTTCTCTTCCTTACCGGCATGGCCATCAGGCAGAAAGATCGATGGCAGCTCACCATCCGTCGATACGGAGAACGGGTTCATCGGGATGATGTCTACAGTTCGCGTATCGCCGTGAAACACAGGCTTTGCGTCAAACAAATCACACATCTGCGTAATCAGTTTAAAAGCGCCGGTTTTGGCCGACGCTCTGAGTGTGCGCATCTTCTCTTTCTTGCGCGTCTTCGTAACACCGTTTTCAACGTATGTTTCATATTGATCTTTTTCAACAAAGCGATACACGTCGCCAGGTGTCCAGGTGGTACCATTCAGGATTTCTGTTAGTAAATCGTATGCGGTGCCGACATTGTTGCCATCAGCATCCGTAAACTCAAGACCCATGTTTTTTGTTTTTAGCAGCTGACTGATATGTCCGGCTATCACAGACACATTCTTGCTTCGATTGACGTGCGTTACCTTTGGTTCTGAAATAAGATACCAGTCTACACCGTCATCGTCAAGCAGCCGAATCATATAATCGGCCTTCATGTAATCGAGCCGGAAGTTCGGCTGCTGCCCGTCTTCTGTCTCACAGGTTGTAGGCAAGTCAAAGGTCAGTACCTTCCAGCCGTTGCGCTCCGTCGTGACAAGCACGTTGCTTGCCTGCCCAGAAGATTCGACCGCGTTATCATACAGCGTGCACAGCTTGTGCTTTGCGTAATCGAATACATCCAGGACTAAATTCCTTTTATACCTTAACATGCCCATCCTCCTTTTACGGGAACGTAGGCTTGAAGACAAACCGCATCCTGTGCAGATTCATGTCTCCGTCGTTTCCTTTTTGAATACTGATTTCATTTGCCTTGATGATCATCCAATTATCTAATTTGATATCGCCGGATATCGCAGGCGAATGCTCACTTGGTTCACACCAGATCGAATAACCACTGACGCTTGCAATTTTCCACATATGCCCGGTGTCCTCATCATACACCCAGTATCCTGCCGGTTTGTAAGGCAGATGTAAATCATATTGATCAGAAATCGTAAATGAATTATGTCCGGGTGTTTCGTTACCTTGCAGCTGCACATCACCGTTGCTTCTGAATAATGGCACGCCAGCCGGCTCCAGATAGATAAAGCCGTAATCGTGATACACGTAATCGAGCGTAACATTTGAATCACTGCCATGACGTGACACACGTCCGTTTAGAGCATCGCATTGAATGTACTGGCTCTTATCACTAACGCCGCCAATGAAGCGGCAGACTTCAGAATTCGTGTGATTTGTAATCGTCAGTCCTTTGTTAAAAGTGCCACCGACTTCGACACATACGGCAGCACGTTCCGTCCCTGGATTGATGACCGGGAACTTGATCAAATTGCTTGTCATACTATCCGCACCGCGAAGGAAATCATACACCACCTGATTGCCGGATGAGATTCGCCTGGCGTTTTGCGCCAGGTCATCGTTTGCATCTACAACATAACCCATCGCAGAATTGGCGCGCATATCAGCAATCACACGGTTCTTTTCTGCAATATCTTCTCGTTGTGTTTCGCTGAGCGGTTGATTTTCCTCGTCGATCACATCTTCGTGATCTGTATAATACTGATCGCTTCTTGCAAAAGGATAGTAAGCACGCATCTGGATCACAACAATACCATTCTCACGGTTTGTCAGCCCGCTTGCGTTAACGCTTACAACGGTCGCCGTGTACCACAGCCATGGGCGCTTAGCGAATACAAGCCGTCCAGTCTTCCCACGATGGAACAGCCAGTCAATCTTTGACATGACGCCGTCAAGTACCGGAGATTCCTCAAAGATGCACCGTAGTGTAAAGTCTTTCGGTTGCATCGTATTGCCGTAATAGTAGCCGCCGTCATGGGCGTCGAAAGCCTGCTCATGCAGCTTATATGCCGCAGGCTTGTATACGTAAATGTTGGATATTTCTGGCGCATAGGTCAGGCCGATGTCGGCGATGTCAACACCGTCAAAACTGAAGCCGCCTTTGATTACTGCCATTCCGACACCTCCTTCATTCCTTCACAGAAATAAAATGGAGGGCAGTTTTCCGACTTGCCCAGGTCGCTAAAACCTTTAAATCCTTTTCCTTATTCCATTACGTGGCATTTCGAAACTGATACTTTTTAAGAGCTGAAAGCAAAGTTGGCTGTTTGCAATCCTTGCTTGCTGAGCTCACGCACGAACTCCTCGCCGACCTTGCGGGCAACCTCTTCGTAGTCCGCATCTTCTTTCAGTTCCGCTTCATTGATCTCAATGTTCAGCTTTTCAACCGTAAACCCGCTTACGTCACTGAACATGCTGTCAGAGATCATCGAGCTGAACGAAGGTACGCGAATCGTCGAGAACGCGTCGAGGAATGCACGCATTGCAGCCGTGTCTTCCGCACTAAGGAAGGCTTCGGGCTTTGTCTTCGAGCCGTCAACCCAAGCCGGACCGGTAAAGTCTACAAGGCCGCCTTGCGCATACGCTTTCTCGACCTTGCCATATTTAACCTTGTCGCCAACATGTTTGCGATCCATCGCTTGCTCTTCTGCAAGTTGTTTCGCTGCAAGTTTCGCATATTTCTTCGTGTAAAAAGCATCGCCCTCAGCAACGCCGGAGGCTCTTACACTGCCGTTCTTTTTGATGACTTCCCAGGAACGCTTGAATTTATACTTTGGCTCATCATCAATTTCGTCTCCGTCGTGTTCCCCGGCATGTTCCTCAGAGACAAGCGCAGCGCCGCCAAGCTTTGCCGTACTCCACAAACTCCAGGCTTCATTCCACTGCTCACGCAGCTGACGCTTCCTGTCGTTGCTTGCAGTACGGTACTCTTCGCTGTCCATCATGAAATCCATGAAACTCTCACGGTCTGTCATCACTGCCGCAACCTGATTCCAGTAATCACGCCAGTATTGATCCGTAAGCCCCTTCATTTCATCATACATGTCGCCCCAGTTCTGCACCATCAGCTCCTGCTGTTCCTTTGTGCTGTCAGCATATGTCTTATCGTTTTCCTTCAGCCACTCGATTAAATCTTCGCGGCTCTTCTTCAGCACATCATTCAGCTCGGTTGTGAAGTTGTTATTATCCTCGAGATAATTGTCGAGCCATTCCTGATACTGATCCGTATACAGATCATAGCCCATGATACGTTCGTCGAGGTCGGCTTTCTGTGCATCTGCTTCCTGATCAGCAATCTTCCAAGCGATTTCGTCCTGCAGCTTCGCAATCTTGTCACGCAGCTCTGCGGCTTCCCTTGTGCGGGAACTGTCCATCTCAACACGGCTGAGCTGTGCCTGCAGGTTCGCAAGCTCTTCATACTTGCTTGCCTCGCTCGCAGCGTTCTTCCTCGCGTTCAGCCGCTCATCGATCAGGCTCTTCTCCTGTTCGAGCGCGGCTTTCTTGTTGTCAATGTCCTGCTTCAGCAGATCCCACTCATCACGATAACGCTGCTTGATCAGATCAAGGATTGTGTTCTCCATGTCGACCGTGCCTTGCAGCCGCTGCCTGCGGAGCTCCTCACGGTTGTCAAGCTCGGCAGAGATCATATCCTGAATATCAACCTTGTATTGCCTGATCTGTTTGCGGTTCTCCTTCATCTGTTCGAGGTTATCGTGGATTGCCTGCGTATGCTCCTGGATCGCTTCTTCAGCGGCCTGGATTGCATCGCGCAGCGCGTACCAATCGTCAGAGCCCTGCTCGGTAGCGGCCATCTCATCCCGCAGCGCAGAGATATTATCTCGCTGATTCTTAATCTGTCTACGGCGCTCCTCGTTTTCCTGCTTGATCAACGTGTTCTCATTTGTCAGTTCGCCAGCATTCTTGTAACGCGTACGACGATACTGAATCATTTTCAGCATGTGATCGTCCACGGATGCGGAATGTTTCTGACTCTCGATCAGCTGCTGTGCGTGGCTCTTGCCACCACCGCCACCACCTCTCGGAGGACGCGTTCCCTGATTGCCAGAACCAAGTTCATCAAGAATCCAATCGAAGCCTGTAGTGTTGCCATCACCATCCTTAAGCTCTTCAAAATGGCCTTTAATATGCATCGCTTCGAGAATTGCATTTAATGCTTGAATTGTATTAGCCGCATCTGCGCCAATTGTTTCAATCAACCCTGCATCATTCCAGTTTACATTGCCATCGGCCACCGTAATAGCAGGCGCAAATGTATCAAACTGTCCCTGGAGTTCAGAGTTTAAAAGAGCAGCGATTTGATTACCATAATCTTCGACAGAAATCTTGTCAGCCTCATAAGATTGCTTAAGTGCATCGTCAATGCCGGTCGTGATTTTCTGATCTTTGCCGTATTGTTTTATTTGTTCGGTGTCGAATCCAGTGATCTGCGCTATTTGATCCATCGTTGTTTTATCGCGTTTGCCAGCTTTAAACTGTTCTCTGTAATATTGTCTGTACGACAAATTATTCAGTGCATTTCTCATATCGGTGAGAGCTTTTGCAGATTCAACGGCATCTCCCTGAACATTCTTTAAATAATTGAGAACCTCATCGCCCCTGGACCCAAACATGGATTTCGCTGCTTCTTGCGCTTCACGCATTGACTGTGCTAATTTCTTCCAATCTTCAGCCGTAACAAGAGCACCTTCACCAAGCTTTGCGAGAATTTCACTTCCTCCATCAAAGCTTTCGAGTGCTGTTTTAAATACGTCAAACGATACAGCATCTCCGCTGAGCCGTTGGTACTCGGCAAGCATACCCGCCTGGTCGTTGCTTTGCAGCGCAGACATGAACGTTGCTCCGATGCCACCTTCTCCAGTAAGGATTGCCTGGTTCAAATCGTAGCCGTAACCCTTTTGTCCAAGCTGATAGTTCTGTAACATTTGCTGGAAGATCGGCCAGTCAAGCGTGCCTTCGGATGTAGCCTGAAGCGCGCTGTACAGTTCTTTCGGGAGCACCTTCGACATATTATCGCGGGACCAGGTGACACCAAGTGTGCTGCTGATGCCGCTCATGAATTCCTGGAACCCGGTTGCGCCGTTTGCAACATTCAGCAAATCGAGACGTTTGCCGGATAAATCAGGATTTTCCTGAACATACTCTGTCCACAGACCTGCGAATATATCCTCTGGAGACTGGTAATACTGTTTGCCGTTATACATAATATCTGCAGCAGTATATCCAAGATGCCACCCATTACGCTTGGCTTCATCTGGTACACTGTCACCTCGGATATAAGACAATGCTTGATCTAAATTTTCAAACGGTATTCCGTCAACACTAAAAGGCAATGCTTCCGGATTGTCCGTTCTTAGTAAAGATAATCGATTCGCTTCGGTAGATGTTGCAAAACGTATTTTTTCTTCTGTTTGTGCGGCGATATAATCAATATATCGTTGTCTTTGATCTTTAGTCATCTGGCTAAAAGAAAGTCCGCTCTCCAAGCCAGCGTCAGCCGAATAGGTCTCTGAATTCGTTAACATGTTGCTAATAGAATTATCCAATGCAGTTTTGAGATTCTCATCTGAGACGTAAGCAGAAGAAAGTCCTTTGTTGCTCATCAAACCATACACGCGTTCGGACACGTAACCAGACCAATCTGTCAACAACGATTCCACTAATTGATATAACCAGCCGTTTTCCCCAGCTGACTCTATTAATCCATCGTAAATTAATGAGATTACATCGTCAGATAAAGAAGTGTTATATGATTGTATTAGCGTAATGAAGTCTCCTGATGTCAGCGATTGATTAGACAAAGCGTGATCTAATTCTTGATTGCCAGTTGATACACCCGACAATCTTGTTCTGAGATCTTCTGCATTCCTGTCGTAGAAAACTTTTAAAACATTTTGCATTGATTCATTGTCGGCTAACGTGCGCATATTAGACCGTTTCCAGCTAACATCTGAATTCATGTTTGTATTCACAATAAATGCCTTATACAATTCAGGGAACTGCTTACTCAAAGTAGAAGCATCTACTTGATTATCTTTGATTGTTTGTAAAAGTCCTACAGGAATCGACTTTTGTAAATCGTTGAAAGTGTTTAACGGTGTTAACGTGCTTTCGATAAATGAAAGCATCTCCGTTGACCATTTCTTTCGACTGTGTTCGCGGGCTGCATTATAATCAGCAAAGCTCATGTTGCCAGCCTCAAAAGCATTTTGCCATAAATTCAAAGTATCTTTCATATTCTGCACATCTTCCCGCGAAAAATCAGGAAAATTATTTATATTAGCCTCAAGAAAAGATAATAGTTCATCAACATCTAACGATGAAACATCTTGCCAATCTTCCGATATTTCGGGACCGTTTTCACCTTCAATGGCATACGATGCCAATCGGACGAGCGCACTAGGCAGTCCATCTTCACCAACCGAGTTCACGTTGGCAATATTCAGCATATTATGCGCACGTTTATATTCATCACTATTCTGCAGATTTAACATTTGCAACACGTTGTCATATAGCTGCTGTTCTTCTGCTGGTGTTAATTTGTCTTTACTGTACGTCACATATCGATTCCAGTATTGATCTATAGCCGACTGTCCTGTTGTTTGTTCCAACAGATCAGCGAGATTGTCCATCGTAACTCCAATACTGTGTGCATCTTGCCATTGTTTTTCATATGCTTCTGCAGAACTTTGGCGCGTTGCTTCATATTGTAATGTAGCAAGGGTTTGTCTTGTGGTGTCGGTTCGTGCAACAATCCCGTTCAAAGAATCCTGAGCTCCGTTAACGATCTCTGCCCAACGCTCAAGTTTGTCCGAAGTTGAGTCAATTTCTTTTCCTAATTCGGGGAACAAACCTGTTAATTGTGCCAGATTGTTGTTGAATTGAATCTTATCGGCATAAGCCATATTCTCGCCAAGTCGCTGATAAGATTCACCAAGTCTTTTGGTATCATCAATCAATTGCTGATAACGATTGTTGCGATCGTCGGTATCATGCACATAAGCTTCGAGTGTCTGTTGTTCCATCATCCCTGGTTTTTGCTTCGCTTGTGCATTTCCTATTCCACTTGCCACACCAAGACCGATTGTTCCAAGCAGCAACGTACCTCCGACAACAGCTCCGGCAACGTCTCCGGTCAGCACTTTGATGACAGTCGTCAATGCAGCGACTGCGCCTGTGATAGCTACAATTGTCGTAACAACATTGCCGCCATTTTCCGTAATCAGTCGTAAACCATTCACGAATCCGGTTATCGCGTCAACGATACCTTTGATTGCTCCGCTCTTAACAAGATTCTCAACCAGCCCGTCAAATGTACTCTTCAGCTCGTTGATTGACGCCTGCAAGCTCTTTGCCGCAATCTCATACTTACTCTCCGTGATGCCTTCGCTGTCCTCAGACAACCCGAGATACTTTGCGAAAGTTTCACCGTTGTCTTCGGCCATGCCCTCCATCAGCGTAGAGAACATATTGCCTGCACGCACGCCGGCAACACTTGTCGTAATGTTCGCACGCTGCACGTCGCTCATGTCGCCCCAGTTCCTGGCAATGTCATACATGATTTCCGTAGGCGAACGGAACGTATTCTGATCAGACCGCAGATCGATACCTGCAAGACGCAGCGCGGTTTCAATTGTAGACAGATCCGTCGTGTCACCGTTCTTGTCGGAGACATAGCCAGTAGACTGCACCTGCCGCAGACGGCTGAACAGGGTATTCAGAGCCGTACCAACCTGCGTGCCAGACAGCTGCGTTGTCGAAGTCATGACCGTGATCATGCTCGTCAGTTCGCCGTAACTGACACCGGCAACCTTTGCGGCAGCCGCGCACTTCTGCATTGCTTTACCGATCTCGACAGCCGTTGTGGCTGCGCTGTCGCCGAGAGCGGTAAGAGCGTCCATTGCTTCTTCGGCACTTTCAACAAGACCGTTCTGTAAAGCGGTCGTAATGATCTTTGTGGCATCCTGAACTTTAGACCCGGTAACCGTAGCGAATTTAATGATCGCCTCGGAGCGGTCAGCAACTTCGGTATCACTCAGACCCTGGCGGTACAGAGCAGCCTCAACTTGACTGACATTGCCGACGCTTGTACGCAGATTGATCGCACGGTCGATCGTGCTGCTGCGGATATCCTGCATCTGCTCGTCACTCTTCATCGTGATCGTTTGGATCTCGGTCATCGATGCGTCGAATTCCATCACGAAGCGCTTGGCTTCTTGGATAGCCCTCTGGAACATCCGGCGACCAAGCTGCTGCGTAAGACGAGTGACAGAGACTGCTATTTTGTCGAACACCGTACCGACTATCTGATTCGAATTATTAAATCGATCAAGATCTCTTTGCGTATTACTGAGCGCTTGACGATAGCCTTCGACTGCCCGTTGAGAATCTTTGATTCGATTGTTTATTCTATCGATGTCTGCCTGATCAGTAGCAGTCTCTAATTGCGCGTTCAGAGTTGCTTGCCGATCCTGTTCCCCTCGTATGCGCTGCTGATAATTAAATTCATTTTGCCGCAACTGTTGGCCATAGTTCATTCGCTCGTCATACATTCTTCCGAGCATTGTTTTGGTATATCTGCTGCCATGCATGCGTCTAAAGTTTTCAGACGCATAAACTGCTTGCTGCGCATTAAACTCAGATTGAGCAGCTTGCATTTCGTCACGACGTGCAAGAGCTTCATCTTGAATTTGAATTTGACGCGCTACTGTTTGCCTGTATTGATTCAAAGATTCTTCTGATAATAAACCTTCTATTTGATTGCGCGTTTCACTGTCTTTCGGTGTTCTAGATTTTAATTTTTGTAATGTCGCTATTCGATTGTCTACAGCCCAATCTATTCTTTGAGCTCTCGTTGCATTTTGCCCTGTTTGTTGAAGCGTTAATTGGGCTACGTTCGTTTGTAAAGCATTAAAGTTTTGATCGTATTCTAACCCTTGTCGAGCGAGATAGTCTTTTTCTGCTTTTTTATCAGAATATTTTCTTAACCAGAAAAGACGTTCTTCATCGTTATCGGCAGCTTTGATATTTTTTAATATATCGTTTCTTCTTGCCGTCCTCATCCGATAAATAAACTGGTCTCTGCTTTCTGCTTGATCATTATATTTGTTTTCAAACGTATCTACTCGTACACCTTTGTCTCCAAAAGACACGGATCTTTCTATGCCATATATATCCGCATCAATTCTCTGCTTATTCTCTAAGCCGCCATTTTCGATATAATCATTGATACGATCTTTGCTTTTCTTATATTGTTCTATGATTCGTCCAAGCTGATTTGCTATATCAGTGTCTCCATTTTTCTCAGCTGTGGTTTTTTCTTCTGTAGCTTTTTTAATTAATGCCTCATAAGATAAAACTCGTTGTTCTAATTCTGTTATCTCATCGCGCTGTTTCTTTGCAAAAATCTCTTTCGGATTTACTTTACCGAGTAATTCAGAGACACGATATGCATCGTCTTCTATTTCGCGATTGACGAATTTTTCAGCGGAACCATCTTTCCCGTAGAGTTGTGCTTTTATTTCGGCCTCTTTTTGTTCTGCTGCTTTAAACGCATCTCGAGCATTAATTGCCTGATTGACTCTGTCTTGTTCGGCAGCTTTATCCTGTGCTGATTGATTGAAATCAACTAACCATCCTTCGTTCGGCTCATTGATTTTTGAAGCGTCAAAGTATGCAGAATTGTTCTTTAATCCTTTATACGTAGCACTACTTTCTTGGATTATACGAAGAGCTGACAATAAAGGAGAATCCGTATCAGATTTCTTAACACCATTTAACATATTGTTGACTGTTTCTTCCGCATTGTTTAAATCTGTAATTGCTGCTTTTATTTCCAGCTCATTGTTTTGTCTCCTGGCTTGTCTTGTTTTGTTTTGTATTTCTTCGATGTCTGCTCTTATTTCTGGATTGTCTCCATATTTTGCCGACATGGCTTGAAGAGTTGCGTCTGAAAACAACATGTTTAATTCGTTTCTTCTTGATTCGAATCTGCTTGTGTGCCTAAACATTTCTCCATCTGCCATTCTATTGCTTTCTTTATACAAAGAAGATCTTATTTGAGACAGATGTTCTTTGTTCTCAGCATATTGAGACAAATAGAAATCTAATGCATTTTGTTCTTGTGCACTCATCGTTGCATAATCTCGTCTATTAGAAAAAATCTCATCAACTTTACGTTTCGATTCAGCTCGATCTAATAATTCTCTCGGAGATAACAATCTGGTAACCTCATCAAACAATCCGTTGTTAGACGTGTCTGTTAAATCGCCATACAAAGATTGATATGCATTAACCATCTTATTTGCCCAAGATTTTTTCAACTCTTCTCCAAGCGTTCCTGCTGAAACATCCAATCTGTGAATTTGGCCAGTTTTTGGATCCCATCCTTCGAATTTTTCAAAATTGCTTTCCCATTCGCCCGTCTGTTGATTGTATTGGCCGAAGCCTTTGAATATCTCATATTCTTTGGCGCGCACCGTATCTCCAGAGGCGTTTGCGTTATGATATTCCTTGGCAAGCTCTTCGAATAGCGAAGCATAATATGCACTTTGAGGAATAGATTCATCTGCTCCTGTACCAGAAGATTTATAGTCTACGATTCTAATCTTTCCATTACTGTCTAATACCATCATGTCTGGTTTTACAGTCGTAGCATATGTTCTTACTTCTTCGCCCTGCTGAGCTTCTGGCGCTAGTTGTTCTCTTGTCGTTCTAGTTCTAACAACATTACCGTTGGCATCTGTATATACATGCCTATAAACATTACCAGAATCATTAGAAGGAGCTATTGTGTATTCTTTGTTATTTTTCCCGACAAGGACTCCTTCGCGTCCAACAAGCCTGTCCCCCGGATGCAAAATATTCGTTAAAAACTTTTCAAAGTTGCCAGCAGTTGCAACTGTACCATCTTCGTTGAATACACCAAGCAAGGCGTTTAAATGCTCCTGTATCCCTTGCAGCGTTCCACTCTTCGGCACGCCGCTTGCTATCAGACGGCCATCTTTAGACGATAAAGTTACACCTGCTTGATTCTTCAAATCCCCAAGATCTGTTCGTACGCCTTCTAAAATTGGCGCTCTCATTAAGTTGAATAAATTGTATGCTGCCTGAGCTGGTGTCATTGCTTGCTTTGTGCCTAATGTCTTCCAATATGATTCTATTCCTGTATGCATTAATTGGCCTATGTGAGTCATCGGGTTGCTTCTCGCGCTGGAAAAACTTGAATCTATAATACTGGCCAAATTATATGCTTTCGTATTGCCACTATATAGCTTATTATATCTTTCATAATCAACTTCACCAGTAGTTGTTTTTAATCCAGGAGCAATTGGTTGACCGGTTTCTACATCTATTACTTCTATGCCAGGTATTTGTAATTGCGCATCTTTATTCTCGTCGCTATTAATCCAATGCTTTAATTGACTCCATGCAAAAGCCCATTTAGATCCAGAAACATGCCCGGTTTTTGCTATCTCTCTCGCTCTTGATTCGATGCCAGCTCTCAACGTAGCTCTTTCTTCATTTGTTTCCGGATTGTTAGCTTGTAATTCCTTGATACGTTTAGCCGCATCTGCTTGTTGTTGCTTAATGGCTTTCATAAAAGCATCTTCGACTTCTTGACGGGCTTCGTCATCAATAGTCGGGGTCAATAAACTTTCAAGAACATCTGCATAGGCACCCGCCAACAAATCGTTGTTTTGATTGGCTTGCTGTCTATACTGTTCTACCGTGTCTCGTATATTTGTTTCATTCATAGCTTCCCCAGAATTCAACTCTTTAAGTCTTTTTCTGAAAGAAGCTAACAAAGAAGATTCCGTCGTGAGAGAATAGCCATACGCTTTCTCTCTGTCATTAATGCTTGTTTCCCATTTTTGTGCGATTAAATTACCTTTATCTAGATCATTTTCTCCAACCACTCTGTTTCTTAAAACGGTTTGCTCATATAAATCAAGATACCATCTCGCGGCTTCTGATTCAACACTGGAATCTGAATGTCCATATTTAGTGTTATACCAGTTTTCCATTTTTTGTAGAGCATCGGTGTTAAAGTGACCAGAACCTAAATTACGCGCCTCTGTTCTTCTTAAAGCTAATCCTAGCACACCGTGAGTATCAAACATGGTAGGAAGGCTGGTAGAAAAAATATTAACGTCTTTCAACGCTTGCACAGGATCAGAAGAATTAGATGCTATCTTTAATGCACGCAGAAAACGTTCATGAGTAGCTCCTTTCTCCATAACTCCTAATCCCTTTAAATCTATTTGTGCACCAGTGTTTTGACCTTCTGATGTTGCCTTGTCGTATGCTCGATTGGCGGCAACAATTTTCATCATTGTTTCCCTATCGACCATGCTTGCTTCTTGTTTCCTTATAGCTGCAGATGCAGACGCCATATCTTGCCGCGAATTAATGTGATACATGATAGCATCTCTTATAGATTCAACAATTGTTCCAGATTTCTGCTTCTCGGGTTGATCCTTTTGTAGCCCGACTTGAGATTTTTCAATGTCTCGTAATTGAGCATAATAATCTTCAAAATATTTTTTTGCCTCTCCAACTGCTTGAGGCGGTAATCCGAGGAATGCCGTGATCGTATCACCATCAAAGTCGCCAGTATTCATTTGATATAATTGCGACGGGGTTGTTAGCATCGACAACAAGTCTGAAGGATCTCTTCCGAGTTCTTTTAGCCTTTTTCTATATGTGGAATCTATAACATATTTCTTCTTCGATGCGTTATAAGTAATAGCTCCATTTCTTATGGCTGCCGAAATAGTACCCATCGTAGAAGGATTGCGTGTCATTGCATCAATTTGTTCGTCTCTAATTCCAGGTGCATATACTATCTGATTAGCACCATTGTTCTTCCTATCATCCATGATATCAGGCATAAACATTTTCCACTCATCTGGCATTTGAGACAAATCTTGCCAGTTTTCAACGCCACCGACATATTGTAAAGCCTGTAAAATTGCTTCCGGCAAAACTCCAGGAGTAGCTTCTGCGTAGCCCGACCATTTAGATCCTTTAAGCAACAAATCCCCTCTTGCTCTCGACTCCTCTAAACTGCGAATTTCTGATGCTATTTGTCTATTCGCAGATAAGCTTGTCCAGATCCAAGAAGGATCACGTTTCATTTCCTTTTGAGCAGACGCATTGTTCTTAAAAAACTTCTGACGGCCCTCTAATGTTTGAAGTTCTCTAAATCTTTGTTCATATAATTCTTCAGACTGCTTTCTTAATTCTGGTCCAGCATGTATAGCTCGAGCAATAGATTCCGGCATAACATCTTTTCTACTTTGCATTTGCGCATCTGTATGCATAGAAATGAAACCACTATGTCCTTCTCCTGCTGCAAGCTGAGAATACTCCATAATCATACGTGCACGTTCTTCAGGTAACAATTGAACCATGCCATTGCTATCTATGCGTCTAGCTTTTTCTAAGTCTTTTCGTTTTACAGTTGGAAAATGATATGAAAAGTCTTCCAGCGGCATGTGTAAAAAATTGTCTATACCTTTCATACCGGTTGCGTCTATGAGATAAGGCAACGATTGATCCATTACATTTACAAAGTACCTTTGCCGAAGATCATCAATTTCTTCTTGTGTCAATTTAATTTGTTTGCCTTTTTCATCGTTTCTATATCCGGTCATAAATTGTCTTAAGATTTCAGCATCGTCTGTCGTAGGCAAATACACTTCGCCGTTGTCTCCGAACAAAGGAGTATTGCTATCAACGCCTTTGACTGCACCTTGCTTGACTTGATCTGAAAGAGACCTCAGCATAGGTCTCCAATCAAGCGCGCTTAAATAAAACTTATCTTGTCCGTGAGCAAACCTCATTTGTTGACCATAATGGAATATTTGAGGATCGCCCCACGCTTGGCCGTCGATCCGTAATCCGGTATCTTTGCCAATTCCAAGCATGTTATAAAAAGCACCCATATTCACAAAAGCTCCGGGATTATTAAGAAGACGATAATTTGTACCAAAGACATCCTCGTAATAATGTCCACTCGAATTAAGCTTTTTTACATTGTTTATTTGTTTGATTGTTTTAGCTTTATCATCCGGAACAATTAGTCCACCATAGTTACCAAGTTCAAAAGGCGACGGAAAATGATTGTCTTTGAATGTTTTTTCTATGCTATTTTTCTGCGAAACAGGAATCATAACGATATCATCGTGCCCGATAAACGCTACCGTATAATCATCAGTTTCTCCTGTTTCTTCGTTCCATCGATACGGAGTCGATTTAGTTGGATCAATTAATCGATCATACATTCGTTTTCTTCTGATATCAGTCGTAGGTGTTACTTTATGTGTATTCGGATCTTCATCAAACATGCCACGCACATCGACACGAATCATAGATGGTCTACCCTGCGTGTATTGACTTCCGTTTTCGGTAACACCGTAACCATAACTACCATTGCCATGCATGCCAAGCATATGGGTTAATCCGCTTTCTGTAACGGCCACCCAATGGTCATCGGCTAATTCATCGACGCCTTTTCTCCAATCTTTTCTCCAGTTAAAAGATCTAGTCATAAGAGATCCGGTTTCAGGATCAATTTTCGTTTTTGGAACATAGTATTGCTCTAAAGGTCTACTTCTTTGTAATGTTTGGTTTTTAAGTCTAGTGCTATGTTCTCGATTGCTTAGTAAATTATATTGTTGCATAAATTTTTCATCAACATACGGAACAACATTTAATGGATTGCCGGATCTATTGTAAAACGTCAATGAGCCTAAAAAGTCAATTGCATCCTGATAAGCAGCTACACGATTACCGTTTCTATTCAACGCTTGCTCTGCATTTTCAATTTTCGTCGGATCGCTTTGCCATATGGCTCCACTCATTTTCGCCGTTCTATATTGTTGCATCAACAAACCAGCGAACATGTTCAAGTTTTCAGCAGCTATAGTGTCTTTAACTCTATAGTGTAAGCCTTTCGAGAATCTATTTTTTGTACCTTCCGGATGGTAATAAGGGCTATCCGTTTGTAAAATACCAGCACGCATTAACAGTGGTGCTAAATACTCCATATACTGAGTTGTATTTAAATATTTGTCGATGTTTTGTTTGGCCGTAGACCACGGAGCAAGTTTAACCAATCGATCTAAAACAGGTCGCACAGAAGACGAATCTTTGCTATAACTGTTAAAGGCTCTCACAAAAGATTCATTTGGCAATATATCGCTCATCAACAAGGGCTTGTTTGTAACAGGACGATTGTTTACTCTCGACAAAATGCGTCCTTTTTCAATTTGAGCAATTGATGAACCAATTGGACTATATGATCTTATTATGTTTTCCGTAACAGAACGAAGCTCTGATTGTGATAAATGATATCCTAAACCAGATATAGAGTTTTTATACAGGTCATTAGAAGTTATTTCTTTTACAAGTTTGCGCATGTCAACGTTTTCTATCGAAGTTTGCAGAGACGTTATCATAGGTTCGATAATAGACGACATGATTTGTGGTCCATATTTCTCCATATCAAAATGAGTTTTTTGATTTGTACGGAATAATTTTTGAGACCGTATATAATTAGAAATCGAACCGGAAATTAGTCCAGTATCGTAATCTCCTTGCGTTGAGTCCAATGTGGCAGCTACATCTGCTTTTTTGTCTCCAAAATGCATACCGTACAAAGAGTGAATAGAAGATAACACACTTTGTATCGGCATATACATCGCATTAGAAATTACTTCATTTTTACTTGCTTTTTTTTGCAAACTATCTAAAAAAACTGAAGCATGTGTTAATGTCGTTTCCACATCGCTTAAAGGATTTGTTTGGGACATTTGGCTTAATATTTGTTGCATCTCTAATAATTCTTTTCTAGCATTCGAAAAAGAATCAGTTTGTACTATATTAACGTCGATATCAATTTGACGATCAGCCATAAATCAATCCCTCCTTTGGGTAAAACAATAAGTTACGGCCATTCAAAAGTCCATTCATTGTCGCTTGTGCCGTGAAAGAAATCGTTCCATATCTTTTCGATTTCGTCCCACGTTATCTCGCCGCCTTTTCGACTATTAGTGTTAGTGGTTGCGTCTATGTTTTTGTCGCAATCAACGTCTTCTGCAAACGGGATTTCCGTTTTATCTTCATTGTTGCTTTTATTTTCGTTGAACTCTACAAGCTCAATCAGTCGATCAAGATACCAACGGGCCTTCTTCAGATCCTCGATTCCATTCTTGTGTTTCCATCTGCACATGTACTTTAACACATTGCCAGTATTCGTAGCTTCGCCACCCCGAAGATCTGCAGTAAAAGCCTCGATCACATCGATTGCTTCGAGGCCATTTTTAGTCTGATAATGTTTCGGATGATTTATCGCATCGTATTCCTGTGCCATGCATATGCCTCCTTAATCCTTCCTCTTGGAGAAATCAAGCACAAGACCGTCATCATTCTTGCCGATGATACGATCTTTCATCGTAAGCTCTTTCTCTTTATTATCGAGCTGCTTTTCTTTCTGCTTGACTTCCTCGTTCAGCTTCATATAATTCATCATGTTCTTAATGAGATCGTTTTGTTCGTCTTCCATCATCGGGTCGATTCCATTTGCGATTACCGCATACAGCCAATCAACAACGGCCTGTGTACGGTTGTTTTGCGCATTACGCTTCTCAACCGTCAGTTTTAAAATCTCCGCAAGCTCATCCATAGTAACAACAGGCTTGCCTGTATCCGCGTCTGGCTCTGTCCAACCTTCACTGCGGATCGTTTCTTTGTACAGCGGTTCAAGATATGTCAGCCCGCTGTTGTCGTCTGTGGTCACGAGAGTCTCTACCGCTTCGTTGATAATCTCATGATAAGTCATATGTACACCTCCTATTATTCCGGTAAAACGTTTGTTACAACACACGGCACTTGGTCAGGCACAGGAGACGCATAGTCTAACGTCTCCTGTACCATGTACGGGTTTCCTTGTTCGATAGAAGCAAGCCCGCCAAGCGCACCGATCATTGCCGCAAACGATGTCTTGTCTTGGTATCCGCTGCGCTGCCACTCCCTGTAGCCGCGCATCATACTGTCAAAGAAAGATGCTTCCTGTGTCAAGAACATCGCTCTCCTTAAAAGAATAAAAAGACGTACCCTTTTTAGATACGCTAAATAATATATGCAAAGTCGTACAAAACAATTACCAGTCGAGATCACCGAAGTCTTCTTCCTTCATGATCTTGATCGGTGTAGATGCTATCAGCTTTTCAAGACCGGCAGCCTTATGTTCCTTGCGAATCGGACTCGCTTCCTGAATGATCTTCCATGAGTCCTTCGCAAAAGCGTTGCCGGCAAAGTTGACGACCGCGTCGTAGTTTACTTTCTTTCCGAGCGTCCGCATAACGTCGTCAAAGAAAGGGATCGACATATTATTGATCTGTGTTTCATCCGCAACGCCAAGGTAGACGGCGATCAACGCTACAGCTTCGTCAAGGCTTAACGGTTCGTCTCCTTGGCCGCCCGGTTTTTTGCGGCCTCTTCCTTCTCATCGATTCGATTGAGACGTTTAAAGATTTTGACAGCGCGGTCTACGTCCTCGCTCGTCATCTCGTCGTAGTGATTCGTTACAAAAGCCGCGTCGTCGAAGACGGCAATTAAGAAATCGAATACGATTGCGTCACCGTCACGTTCCGGGTCAAGTACGCCTTCGCTGACAGCAAGGATGTCGGTCAGAGGGTACTCGTCTAATATACGATAAGCCGCAGCGGTTCGATTGCGCTGATACTTCAGCTTCGTTGGCTTGATCTCCCGCTGTTCGCCGCCAATCGTGATAACGTTCTCAGGGTTCACGACAGGCGGGAGCTCTGCTTTCAAACTCTTTTCCTTCGGAATATCCTTATCCAGAGGCGCTTCCTCTGGTGTCTTCTTTCGCTTTCGCGATGGAGTCGGGGTAACCTTTTCTTCTGCCTGATCAGGCATGCTCTTGTTCATTACGGGCATATAATTCCTTCTTTCCTTTGAGATAAATAAAAAAAGGGGGACTACTGCCGCAGCAGCAATCCCCCTTCGTTCATGCTGCTTTTGCTACATGAAAAACCTTTTAAGCCTTCATCCTTGAACCGTGTAAACCGAGAAAATCCTGAGCATTAGTTGCCGCCACCGCCCAGGTTCTCGCCACCGCCAGTTTCACCGCCGCCAGTTTCACCGCCGGAGGTGCCGTTAGAAGCAGTCGCCTGCTTGTTAGGCACATAGCCGCAGATGTAGTCCTTACCGTCGTTGCGCTTCGCGTCCATTGCACTCCAGGTCAGCTGGAAGGTGGAGGGAGACTTGTAAGAACCATCGAAGCCAGGCATCGTGGTGACGCGGCAGCGATAGATCTTGATCACATAGTAACCCTTGATAGCAGCGTCGGTGCAGTCGTCGCCGTTGTTGTACACGGGGAACTTCATGGTCGCCTCGCCGATAGCGGAAGACTTGTTGTCGATCTCGATGACATCGGTGTCGGGATGCTCAACGATGTAGGTCACTTCCAGGGTCAGGGGCTTAGTGATGACTGTATCAGGCAGCTTCACTGTTTTGCCATTCTCGCCCTTCGTCCACTCGAAGTCGGTGCCCTTCTCCAGACCATTAATGATAACATCCTTGATCTGGGTGGCCTCGTAGTTGCCGGGCTCATCGAGCTCAACCTCAAAGTAACCCTCTTTGACGTCCTTGGCGGGATCGAGAGCGAAGGTATCGGTCTCGTAGGTGGTGAAAGCCTTGGTCTCGGCGTTCACGGCGTTCGCCATCGCGAACAGGTCGGAGTTAAACTGACCGGAGGTCATCTGCACTTCCATGGTGCCGGCACCGGGCAGATAGGCCACGGGATAGTTGGACCAGCCGGCGTTCACTTCCTGGAACTGCACGTTGGGTTGGATGGAAGCCTGGGTGATCTCGTCGAAGTAGAAGACCTTGTTGTCGCAGCGCTTGAAGTGGACGCGCGGCACATCGGCGATATAACCCTTAATCGCAGGAATATAAGTGCTCATTCTCATACACCTCTTTAAAATATTTATTAATGAAGCGGCGAGCTCTCCTACAGCTTCCCGTCATTAATACACTTTGATGAACCGCAGCCTCAGGCCGTATCGCGCGTAGCCTGTCGTCCGCGTTCCTTTGTCGTCCTCTCCATCAATCCAGAAACGGTAACCAGCGTTGTACCGCTGCGCTGTCAGCAACTTGTGCAACCGTCGCGCAATGAGCTCTGTGCGGTACCGCATGCGGTCACGATCAGCGTCGTGCAGATGTTCATGCTTGACGTAAATGTCAAAGGAGAGCACGTTGTTCGTCGTATTTTCCGTGCCAGCGCTGCCCTCGGATACAAAGCCGTAAATCACGCGAACGTCCTCATGCTCGAGCAGCGTGTTTGTATAGCCTGCGCGGATAAAATACTTTCCGATAAAATCAAGAATGCTCGTACCCTGTGGCACGAGCATCAGTCTTTTCAGTTCTTCGTCCGGGAAGATGATGTCCCGGATAATGTTGTTCCAGTCGTCAGACCATGTTTCCAGCAAAGTACATCATCTCCTTAAATGCCTACGGCTAAAGCAGCGTTTGGATACGCAATTTCAACAAAGTAATCTTGAGCCCAAGCATCTAGCGCACTGTAGTCAGCGGACATAGTAAAATTGCCATCTTCCTTCTGAACCAACGACCATTTAATGAGCTCTGCTTGTTCTGCAAACTTTGTGTTTCCAAACACACTGACAGTAACCTTTACTTCATAATTGAAATGTTTTTGCAAATTCTCAAACGTTTCAGTCACAGTTTCAAAAGCTGCAGATCGTCCTGCTTCTTCAACCTGTTCAAGCATAGAATTAACAGAATCTATCATTGCATCAGACCTCCGGACTTCTTCTTCGCCTGAAGTACGAGTGTACCATTGGTCTCTTCGATATCGACACCGATGCGATTAATATCGACAATCTGATACCACTCGTTTCCCCATTTGAATTCGTCGTCAATCTTCAGCTCGGCAGTGCATGGATTATACTGGATCGTCAGCAGGGTCAGCGCATTCGGAGACACGCCCGGCGTACCGCTGATCGCAGAGTATTCTGGTCGGCCGTCGTAACGGTAGGCGTTGCAAGGCAGCGCGTCGACGACTGTATACTCTCCGGCTTCTTCAATCAGATAGCCACGGTCATCGACGATCTCCGGATGCTTGCGTTTAACAGTAAGCTTCATATTGCATCGCAAGGCACGGCTCGGTGCATTATTGACTTCAAGCTCTACGCCCCAGTCGAGCAGGTAAATCCGATGATCTTCTGAGATCACCATGTCGCCTTTCCGGATACCGCTTGTCACCGATGCGCGGAAGTTCTGGTTATTATCCGTATTCTGATAACGGCTTTTTGTTGCGTCGGGGTACAGCTCGCCACGTATAATCGTTTCCTCATACTCCGGTTCAAACTGTTCGTACCAGTCGTGCAGCAGTACAAAGTCCATCACCATATGCGGCACATCGTGATCGAGGAAGTTGTCAAAATCGCTCGCGAGCGTCGGGGGGATATAGAAATTGTATGTAGATTCCTCAGGCACATAAGCCTTGGACATACGCATCACTCCCCTGTCTTATTGTCGCCAAACGCTTCCCTGAAACTCTCTGCAATAAAGTCAGCCGCAGGCACAGAGTTGCAAGACAGCCCCTTGTACCGCAGATTCTTCGGTAGCCTATCAACCGAGTTCGCTACATCAAGCAGCTTATGGCGCAGCTTGCTGAATTTCTGCTGCGCCTCTGGATCCCAGTGATCCTTGTCCTTGCCGTCTTGACAATCGTAGAAGACATCCTCGATATCCGTGATAATCCTCTTGATCTCAAGGCTCAGCATATTTGTATAGATTACGAATCTGTCATTGCGCTGCTCGATAAACTCGCCGTTTCGGTTGCGGATATCGGTCACAACGGACAGATCGTCGTTGACGGTTCGCATAGTTCCTCACCCGTTCCATTAGATTGTATACCGGCGCATCTTGTAGTACGTTTTGCGTTTTTCATTCTCAAGCTCGCCGATTGTATTCTTCAGGTGTGCGTAAGGCTTGTCGCCGCCGCTGACAGACAGCGCGTTCGTCGTATAACTCACGATGTTGTTGACGGAGCTTTGCACCTTACGGTAGAACGCAATCTGAGCACACAGCAGCACATACTTTTCTTCGTCAATCGGCAGATCATATGTAAGATACAGCATGTTCTGATTCTCTTCGTCCTCATACAGCAGCTCCTCGTTCCATGCGAGCGCACGACCCGTATCGATATACAGCGTCTTCACGCCATAGATGATCATGTTCCTGTAGTCGCCCTCCGTAAAAGGACGCGGGGTCTGCTGCAGCGCAGTCAGCTCTTTCAGCTCTTCAACGAGCGCGTCAAGGTTTGTCATATGCGCACACCTCGCTTTGCGGTCACTTCATTTGATCAAGCCAGTCCTTGTTCGGCATCTTGTCGTTCAGGATCGTCAGCTTACTCTTCGGCAGATCGATGCCCTTGGCAACCTCGTAAATGCCGTGCAGCTCTTCCTCGTCTGTGATGCCGTTGAGCCAGGCTTCAAACTTCTTGATCGGCTGCTTCAGCGCAGCGATGATGTCCTCGTCGCTCTTATGCTCATGTTCCTTATCCTCAACGATGCCGATCATTTCGAGCGGAATATCCTTACCCGTCTTGTCCGTAGGCACAAGCATCTTCTGAGAGAAGAACCGCTTGTCACGGCAGCTTGTCTCGATCATCATAATGTCGTCATCCGTCATCAGCTGGAACATGCCGGGACGGATGTTCACCTGCATCCCGCTTGTCAGCGTGACGCCGATGTCATATTTGCAGCGGTTGAATACACGATACCGCGTAATTTCAGAAGCCATTCCTTATTCCTTCTTTCTCTAGATTTGTAAACAAAAGCAGGAGGAGAAACAGAGGAGCGGCCATATTTCAGACCGCTCCCATCGTATTTCTCCAAAAATAAAAAAAGCTTTAGGTTCCCTTTTGATTAACCGATCTTGTAAGCGCCGATAGTGGGCAGCTTGCCGCTCACGAAGCCAGCACCAAAGGTCTGGTCGAGACGAATCTCGTACACCAGATCATCGATGTTCTGAGACTCGAACGCATTCACGGGACCCTCATTCAGCACCTTCAGATTACGCTGATCGGCGCTCAGCCCACCGGGCAGGATGTACAGCCAGTTCCGATTCAGCACGGGAGTGGTCGTACCCTCGAGATAGCCGTTCTGCATCGCCACAACGGCACGGCCATTGTAACGGCCGATGAAGCCATTGGCGTTCATCTCGTTCATCATGTCGTCGCTCTGCACAACAGTGCCAGCGTTGCCGGTGAAGCCGGTAATCGCATTCAGCTGAGCCACGGCGCTGCGGTCGCCCAGGATGGTCACGGGGCCCAGGCCGTCAAAGTACACCAGCTGGTTGTCCAGGGTGGCCTTAACGATGCCGGTACCGGTGGCATAGAAGGGAGACGCATAGTCGTCGATCGCGTCATGCAGCACCTGCTCGACCTTCAGCAGCTTGGCGTTGGTCATCTCGGCGTTCGCTTCGCGGATCAGGTCGGCCATGTTCACCTTGCCGGTGCGCAGGTCGTAGATGTTGATCGCAGGACGAGCAGAGATCTCGACTGTGTCAAGAGTCACCTGACGATCGCTCACATAGCTGCGGGCAGTCGTAGAGCCGCCCTTGGCCTGAATGAAAGCATGGATGCCGCCCGTACGGAAACGGAACACGGCCTTGTCACCATAAGCGATGTTCTTCACATCGGCAACCTGATTCAGGAAGTCCAGAGACTTCTGCTGCAGGTTATCAACCGTATAAGCCACGGTCTGGGCGATCATGTGGCGGTTGGTCGGATTGAGATCCTTCACAAGCTCATCGCAGATAGCGGAAGCCTCAGCCACAACATTAGAATCCAGGCGCTCGTTATTCGCCTGCGCGGCAAGCACATTAATCAGCTTGCTGTCACGAGTGATGTTGATATCAGCCATTCTGTTTCACCTCGATTCGAATTAAGCGCCCAGGGTACCGTCGGCCTTCAGGCTGACTTCCGCGCCAGCGGCGGGGGTACCGGTCACAAAGGTCGTCAGGAACTGCTCGCCCTGCACCAGGGGATGAGCACGCATGAGCTCACCAGCGGGCACCGTATACTCGGTGTTGTCGTAGGCGCACTCGCAGCGATCCAGCGTCGCGTTCTCGACAAAGTAAACAGGCTGATCCAGATGCTTCACCACAAAGCGGTGAGCCGGAATGCCATCATAAATAGTAGCCGCGCCAACGTACTCGAACTTAGCATTCGCGTCGGCGGCCAGCTTCAGCTTGCCGTTCTGACGCACCATCAGCAGGCCGTTCGCCACAGGGGCGGCTTCATTGTGAGTCAGGGTGCCCTCATAGACATAGCCCTGAAGCTTCTCCATATATCCAGCCATTTTGGTTTTCCTCCGTTTCTTCGATTGCCTTCGCTTAAATCAGCGTATAGGCAGTCGGCTTTTCTTCTTTTTCAAGTAACGAATACTTGACAGGTGTCTCAATACTGCCGGTCATCGGGTTCACCTGATCATGAATCACTTCCGCAACGATCTGCTCGGGCGCGCGCTCCGTCAGCTCCGCGATCTCGCGGCGCAGCTCGGCAAGCTCCGTCTTCAGATCCTCGTTCGCCTTACGCATCTCGGCAATAAACGCTTCGAGCGCAGGGATATGTGTTGTGGTGTTCTGGGCAGGCTGCTCTTCGGCAACCTCTTCAACAGCCGTTTCCTCAGCAACCGCTTCGGTCACAGGCGCAGCGTCGAGGTTCTCCCGCACAACAGTCTCCGTGGTCACGGTCTGATGCACTTCCTGATCCGTCTCCGAGTCATAGGTATGCACTTCGTCGGTCTCCGTATGCACCTGTGTCACGTACACACTGGCAGTCTCATCCTGTGTCTCTTCGGCCTGCTCTTCGGCAGTCACAGCCTCTGCGGTCTGCGCAGCCTCTTCAGGCTCGGTTTCAGCGATCTCGGCAGCAGGCTCCTGAACGTCAGACTCAGTCTGAGCCTGCTCTTCCGTCACCTCAGCGACGACCGCTTCGTTTTCCTTTGGCATTTCTTCTGCCTCCTTCAGGTCTTCATCTACAATCTCCGCTACGAGCTGCATTGCTACAGCGTCAGGACAGGCGGGCAGCGATACGACACATAACCCCTCAAGGTAATTGTCGTCAGCCCGGTCGATCAGTTTCGTGCCATCATCAAGAGTTTGATAGGAGCCGCAGGCAATCTCGAAGCTGAACTTCAGATCGCCGCTTGCGAAGAGCTCAGCTAACGCCGCGCACACCGCTTTCTTGCGCTTAGATACTCGTGCATACCCAATGAGTGCACGCTTGTCCTGCGCAATCTCTTCCTTCTCAAACTTGACGAAGCCGCCGATATCTGTCGACAGAAATTCGCCGGTCAGCGGGTTATACATGTGACCCAGCTTTTTGTAATTTCCCTGCACCAGGTTTCTGATATCTGCACACAAGGGCAGGGCAATATACTTGTCCTGGTTCTCTACGATCTCGTCGATGAACGCTTCGGAGCAGCGCACCTGGTTCAGGTTCGCCTCATCTGCCGTAAACATAATCATCTTGAGCGTCATAAAGAGCTTTGAACTTTGCAGCTCGGAGGCAGACGCGATAAAGGTTTGTCGTTCTTTACCCATCTTTGGTTCCTCTTTTCTGCTTCCATCCACAATGGTAGGAGCAAAGGGATGTTGCACAGATATTCAAAAAGAGGCTCTCGCCCCTCTCTGATTGAGTTGATTCAGGCGGTCTTTGAAGCCGCACCTTCTCGGCCTGAATGTTGTGCGGACAATTCACGTCCCGGTCGCAAATACCCGCGCCGGAGCGTTGTAGTTTAAGGTCATCCCGGACCATCATCAGTCGTTATAAGGACGCCGTGAATCGCCTTCAAATATCTCTCACGGTCAACTGATATCTTCCTCTTCGCCACCGCTCCCGTCAGGGTTCGATGGTTTAGGCTGAGCCCCGCGTCTCGCCGCATCAGGATCGGATGTCCTTTCCTCTACGGTCAACGCAGGCCGCCCGCCTTCGTTATCTTCACCGGAACTAGTATCTTTATCAGACACTTGCCCAGATAAAGTCCTCGCGCTTAGCGCGTCGTCGTAGCCTTCGGCTGCTTCTGTTTCGCGCTGTGCTTTCTCACGGTCGATCGAATAGCCTTCAAGATCAAGCATTGTCTTCGTAGATAGTACGCCGTTCTGCCACAGCTTTTCAGCCGTCTCGCGCAGTGCCTTGCGTCCTGTCATATCAAGTGGCATAAACGCAAATGTCGGCACACTGCTCACGTTGTACACGTGGCTTTCTTCAAGCTTCTCCTTGATGCAGACGTTGATCTTGTTCATCAGCTCGCAGATCTCGTCTCTGGCAGCCTCAATGCGTACAGCGGCTGTCTGCATACTGACCTGTGCCGTAGCAAACGTAGAGCCGTCAACACTGATGCCACTCACAAGGATGCCGCTTACGCCTCCTGCAGACAGGATCTCGTTATTGACATCCTTGTATTTGTCGAACTGAAAGAGGTCTTCCATCTTCGGCTGCACAACATTGTTTTCTACGAGATGATTCGTTACCGCAAGCGGGAAGCCGCTCATGGCCTTCGAGATAACACCTCTCAGTTCGCTTAGCTGCTGGTTGTCAGGATACATGTCCTGACCTTCCTTAGGATCGCCATACTTTGTATGCACGAAGCTGTGAATACCGAGATCAAGCAGCGAGGCTTCCCATGTGCCAATCAACTCTTTCCTCGCGAGTGACGGCAGGCAGGCCGCAATAAACGGAATCGCCCACCTGGTCCAGCCTTCCTTTGAACCCTGCAGTACCTTTGTATACTTCGGGTTAAGCTGTGCCCACTGGTGGCCGAGATTGATAGCCTCCTGCACTTCAGGCGGATAACCCTTGAAATATGTTTCAAGGTTGTTATCCTTGACCCAGTTTTCCCTGATGTCATAGTTCTTCTGCCGCCATTCGTTAAAAATGCTCTGGCAGTCGAAGTCGACAAGCGGTTCGCCGCAAAAGCTGACATTACCGATCCTGCACTTCAGGATAGGCAGCGTTACCGGTATGCCATCGTGAATGTAGACAATGACGTTGTTGTACTTCCAAAGTTCGTATGCGATACTGTCAAGCTTCTCGCGCAACCGGATCTTCTTGTAATACGCTTCGTAAATCTTCTTCGTCTTCTCGTTTGCGTCACGTAATACATACGGAGAACACAAAGTATACGGCAGGTACACGTGATGCACGATGCCGTGCACGATCGGGTCAGCGTCTACGTAATAGTCCGCAAGCTTGAACAGTTCATAGATGTTCGCCTGCTTGTTGCGCAGGATCGCGTCATAATCGTAGCCCTTGAGCTCGCCGCCGAAGGTAATATTCTGGTTGTTATACGCCTGATAATAAGGGGACGTGTCGTATTCGTCCGTTGTACCTGTAGGCGCGTTGCGGGGCTTCTTCGGCTCCGTCGCCGCAGTCTCTATGCGCTGCGGAGTACCGCGCCTGAATATGTCCATGAAGTTGCTGATAAAGCCCACCGGGCACCGCCCCCTTTCTTAGAATCGCGATGCAAGCCCGATGCAGGGCCGGCCGCGTTTATGTCTTTTGATCGAGTCTTTCTCGATCTCGCAGATGTAGTCGTTCCCCATCGCAAGCGATGAGTAACGGTCCTTATGCAGGTTGTTTCTCGGAACGTCGTACAGCATATTGCCACTCGAGCTTAACTTGCCGACAATGTTTCCCATCTCGAACTGCAGCGCGTCGGCCTCGTAGTATATCGCCCGCTCTTCATCGCTCATTGCCTTGCTCGGATCTTCGAGCTCGGCCTCTTTTGCCTGCACGATGCGCTGCGGTATCGGCAGCTCGATCGTACGCTTCTCAAGCGCTACGCGCAGGTTCGTATAAATTCTCTGGTTCAGCGACTGTACAGCGCGGAAAGGATGCAAGATTTTTAAAGCCGCGCCGTTCGTTGCAGGCTTGTCGTCCACTACCAGTGGCGGATATTCCTTGCCTGTCGTCACGTCGATCCATTCGCTGTCGAAGAATCGGTCGAGACTGTCGCCTAAGCCTCTCGCGTCGTACACAACTTTCTCGATATTCGGAAACTTAATATGGCACAACACCCTGATCTCGTCCCGCAGTTTGTCAAGCGCCGCACCGTGAAAGCTTCGCATATACACGAGCTTCTTGGCATAGCTGCCATCGCTGCGTTCAATAAATTTAATCACAGAGATTACCGAGTTATCCGCATCCTTTGCCTCGCTCGTCGCGATGTCAAGGCTTGCAATATACCTTGACTTTGAACCTTTCGGCTGCTGCAGCTCTATCTTCTGCAACGTCCGGCACATCTGAGTCAGCTCATAAGGGAAAGCTGAGTTCGATGCTGCGCCAAGGAACTTTGAGCCGTACTCCATATCGAACACGCTCTCAGGCACGTTCGCTTTCTTCTTTTCAAAATACGATCGCGGATTAACACCGTTTGCAACGGCCGCCTGCCAGTCAAGTGCGCAACAGAAGGCCGTCCGGTTGCCTGTCGCAATCGAGCGCACTGTCTTCATAAAGTCGTCGTAGTACGGATTCGATTTCTCGCATGCACTTGTTAGTGAGATGCGTTTCGATTCGTAATCCTGGAAGCCGTAATTGTAAGACACGTCACGCCGATACAGCGCAATAGGATCGACAATCGCATCAACCTCTTCCGGATCTACGTCGCGCGCTTCATCTACGATAATGATCTTTGCACGCTGTCCACGCATAGAGTTGATTGCAAAGCTCTCAATCGTTGAACCATTTTTCAGCGTGCACTTTCCACGGTCTTTACTAAGCTGCACAAGGCTCCTCGCGTTGCCTGCCGCAATCTCGTTCGCAATGTTCGGGTTCATGTCGGCAAGCTGCTTCAGCTTATTCAACACAAGCGTAGCCTGTCCAGCTGTAGCCGAGCATACGGCAACCGGTGATCCCGGATAAAGCACAGCGCACGCAAAAGCAATAAGAGCCGTCAACCAGGTTTTGCCTGATCCACGGCTCTCAACTATCTTGATCTCGTCTCCCCTGCTCGCGGCCCGCGCAATCACATGCTGATCTCGCGTGAGCTTGATTGGAGGAAACATGTCTTCAATTGCAATGTCTAAATGGTCACGCCAGAAGATGATCTGCTCTTCTGCCGCGTCAAAGTTTGTTACGATCCCAGGCCGGATAACGCCCGCCATCAGGCATCACCGAGCCTCTCGATATCTTTCTGAAGAAAGGCTTTCGCGCCTGTCTTTCCTGGCCAGCACTCAGCTGCAAAAGGGCATGTGCCTCTCTCGCAGCCATTCTTTGCAATCGTCTTTTTGATTGCTGCACACAGCGACTCTTCAAGGCCGATGTCGTCGTCACGGTCTACCTCGTACAGCCATGTACGGATAAAGTCTCCTGTCTTCAAAGCCGCTCACCTCACACACTGTCAAGGCCAAGCGCCTCGAATGTATATCTGAATTCAGACAGCGTCCTGTCGACGTCGTCTTTTTCCCACTCGATCTTCCGAGTACACGGATGACCGTTTGTCTCAAGGTACAGCGTTAGTTCGCTCCAGCTGCCCATACCTACTGTGTCTATCGGCTTGCGCTTACAGGCCGCAAAGTTGCCTGTCTTGCTCAACAGGTCAAACTGCGCCGTCGCTTCCTTGACGACCGAGAAGTCGCAGCGCCCGGCAGCGTAGTCGTCCATCGCTTTGTCTACGTTCAGCGACGCCTTCGCAAGCTTGCGCGCAATGTCCCTCAGGTTCGTATCGTTGAGCTCAAACTCGCTCTCAAGACCTGTGTAATAGTCTTCAAGATACTCAAGCTCGTGACGCTTGAACTTGCCGTTAAACATTTTGCTGTATGTCTTGACATCGTCGTCATCCTCTTCAACAATGCGCCCCTGCTCCTTCGCTTCGCGATAACTGAGCGTCTTGCCGTCCTTTGCGGGATCAAAGTATTTGTACATTGTCTGCATCGAAGCCGGGATACTCTGCGCAGTAAGCCGCTCAAGTATTCCTCTCTTGCGGTCCTCTGTCGCTTTCTGATACGTGATGTTGTTCGCTGCAAGCTGCTCAGCTTTTTGCTGCGCTACCTGCCAGATGCGCTCATCCCACAGGCGATGGTTCTCCCAGAAGTATTCCTTGATGTCGTCCTTCGTCGCACAGCGGTTGACACAGTCCTTGCACCATACGTCCTTGCCGAGCTGCTCATCCCAGTCACGGTTCGCGTAGTAGTCTGTCAGGTCTTTAACCCGGCCACACTTTAGACAGAGCTTCTTTTTCTTCGCAGGCTTCTTGGCCTGGCTCTCCGTTACATTAGGCAAGAGCCTCACCTTCTTCAAAGGATGGCAGCGGCTTTACATCAATCGCCTTCCTGTCCTTCTTGTCGAGCTCGGCAAAGTATGCCTTCTCACGCTCTACCTGCTCATAAAATTCCGCCAGGGCTTTAAACAGCTCTGGCGTTTTTTTGTATTTGTAAGTCTTTACTTCGTACCTCGGGTTCTCCCGGATAAAGCTGAACTCAATCCCTTTGTCGTGCAGGTACAGCACCTCGCGCCGCCATTGCGTGGCGTACTCAAGGTCAAACGCACTCTTCGGAATCTCGCTTTGGATGCTGCCCGGGCCGAAGCGAGGCTTCATACTCTGACCATCGCGGTTCTCTCGGTTAATCTTCTCACTCATTTAAACAGTCCCCTTCATTATGTTTTTGGAATGATTATATTCCATTACGTGTTTTTTCGAAAATGGATAAGAAGTTGGAGAGGAACTGTTCTATGGGTTTCCTGCGCTCGATGGGTTTTCAAGCGTAAACCCCACCCCGTTCCATTTATGAAGACCGCACTGGCCATGCGGTGTCAACCTCTTTGAACATGTTCACATCAGGAAACTGGACCCTGATGTGAGCATTTAGGGGACATGAGCCCCGTTGCTCGAGGAGGCAACCTATGGATAATTACAATCTCGAAATGTCAATTTGGAACATCATGTGGGCGCAAGAGTGGAAGAAACTCGGCTGCGATTATCTCGCAGCTGACGATGTCATCCGCGCCTATCGTCACATCGAAAAGATCCGCAACGATAAATTGCGGATTGCGATGATGAAATTTCTATTAGGTTGAATGCAGACCAGCTCCTCTCTCCCGCCCAGTGAGAGAGGTGTTAATGCGCCTATCGTCGTGAGACGAGAGCTGGTTGGAAGTCCAGATGAAGCAATCCTGACGGCTGCAAAGCAGCTTGCGGTTTCATTCGCCGCAAAACAAAAGCCCATGGGACACGAGCCCATGCTCAGAAGGAGGTATCCCCATGCTTAACACCATGTTCCATCTGATCGCCAAGGTAATCTGCGCTTCCGCCAAAGCAAAACACGAATTCATTGATGGAGACATTTATGTCTCCGTCGATGGAGTATGCTTTGACAACGGTCGAATTTCACATTTCACGGACGGCTTCACTGGCCGTGAAGAAATCGATTTGACCATCGATGGGCACAACTACAAATGGGTTTCCGGACAGGAGCCCACCGAAGAAGCTGCCCAGTGGATCACCTGGGCGGCCGATTGGCTGCTCGACTAACACCTTCCCCTCCTCTTGCCCGGTGAGGAGGGGCTCTTGACACTATCCCCTATGCAAAAGTAGAGGATAGTATCAGGAGAGTCCTGACGGCGAGCCAGCAAGCCGTTGAGCTGGCAAGCGAGGTGCAGACAATGCACCAAGTAGGGTGCGCTTACGAAAGGCATCAACCGACATTGTGTTGGGCACGTCTTACAAGATGTGTAACTTGCGACGCGGCACAAGCCGCACCCCCTCGAAAGAGGGAGAAGGAGGTTCCTAATGAAATACGGCATGAACATCGTACGCCCTTTGAAAGATTATCATCCATATGAAAAGTTTGAAGTAACCATCCTTCGTGATGGTCGCATTGATTGGCCCGTTATTTATGGCCATCGCCATTTCAATAATATAAGTGTATGGAGCAATGCTCCACGGGCAATTAGCGAACAGGCGCTAGAGGCAGTAAAATGTCACTACATCGGCAACATGAATATTGTCGCAGAATTCAAGCCATGGGGAGGGGATGACGAAGGAAGCGATTATCGCTTCTTTGCTCATCGAGTTCTCGGTGTTCTCAAAGACCCAGATGAGCCTGCCGAAGCTCCGGAAGAGCTTGCGATAGAAGCTTAAAACGGCTGACATCCCCTCGCGTACGGGATGTAAATCAGTACGCGAGTCCCCAACAGCTGATCGATCTGGTCGGTTGTTGGGGACTTTTCTTGTCCCGAATAAGCGTCCGGATAAAATCCGGAGAAGGAGGTATCCCATGTATCAGTTTACAAGCTACGCATCTCCTCGTACTGAGCAGAAAGCTCGGTACATCGTGGCCATCTACGTAGGCCACGAGACATATCCAGCAGTTAAGGAAAACCACAACACCCGCCGTGAGGCGGAAATGGCAATAAATTTCTATCGCCATCTCTTCTCTTCGATGAGACGGGCGCGTCTCATCGACACCTGGGGAGAAGAGCCCTCCATGACCATCTCCGGAAAGGAGGTGCGGTCATGAGCCGCAAGGACATCCTCGCAGCCATAGGATCAGTAATTGGCCTAATAGTAATTAATGGATTCATTGGTTTAGTGGAGATGTACATCCGCTAAACCACAGCCCGCTTCGGCGGGCTTTATGCCTGTAACTGCTAGCCATGCAGAATCAGGCACACAACGGCGAGCCAGATAAGCCGTTAATCTGGCAAGCGAGGCACAGTCAATGTGCTGAGAAGCATGCTCTCCA